ATGCCGATTCGCTGCACATTCGTTTTGAACAATCAGTCGACGTCAGCTTTCCACTGTCCAACCGTAGGCACTCTACCTGCGTTTTCGGGACGCGGTTCCGGACGCGATAATCCAGAAGCAACCGCGATCGAAAAGATCGGCCCGATACCCAAGGGCATCTACTACATCGTGGACCGCCAGTCAGGCGGCAATCTCGGTTGGCTCTATGACCTGTGGGGTCAACTCGGATACGGTACGTCCGATCACACGAAATGGTTCATGCTTTGGAATAGAGACACGGGCGATAGCACGTATGTGGGTAAAGTGAAGCGCGGCGCATTCCGTCTGCATCCGATTGGCCCGATGGGGCTAAGTGAAGGGTGCATTACCGTTACCAACACAGCTCGCTTCGAGAGGTTCGCTGCGTTCCTCCGCCAGAAGGGCGCAGACCTGACTGTTCCGGGTACGAACCTCAAGGCTTACGGCACGGTGGAAGTGAAATGACGAAGCTCGGAAAATTCGCGCTCAGCACGAGCATTACGCTCGTTGGCGGATGGGCACTCGCCAACCTAGTGATTCGACTTCCCGTTGAAATGCCCGGATTTCTGGACAATGGCATCCGCGCCGTGCTGAGGCTGACCGGACATCGCGAACTCGCGAATCCGGACGACATGGAAGTGCTGGCGATGACGGCAATTCTCATCGCATCGATCATCGTCGTCGGCGTGCTAGTCGCCCTCGCGAACACCATCATTAAGCGATCACTCGCTCGCAGAACGGCTCACTGAGTCTCGCCATAACGGCACAACAACGTGAGAGATAACGAACTCCACGGCGTCGGCTGGCCTTGTTCGCCGTGGGCGGGTCAACACAGCGCGCCCCGATCGCAATCGGCGCATGGCGTTCCGGTTGCCGGCCGCAGCCACAGTGAATTGAAATCCTCCGCGAGGCGGCGTCGTGATAACGCCGCCTCGGCCCCGAGCGCCATCACGTTTAATCAACTGCCACGGCTTATTGATCGCCGCACGTGCCTGGTTTGCATACAGCCAGGCGAGCAAGCAATGGAGCGCGAGGGTTAGTAGCAGCAAGGATCGGGCAGAAAAACCCACACCACCGCAGGAATAGCCCCCTGAGCGATATCTATGCAATTGCCCGCCAAGCCTCATGGCGGAAGGCAGCCGACTTTATCAGCCAGCGCGAGAGCCTTGATAGGTAAGGATCCCACGCCTTCGAGAAATGACTACCCACAACCGTACCCACAATGCCCAGAACGGTAGCTATTTCGGGCAATTCTTCTGCCGCGCGAGCGTCTTGTAAGTGGAGTATGACTTACATAGGGTTTTGAACACGTCATTCGCCGTCTGGAATCACCGCATCATCCCCGATCGTCGCCGTCAGCGCATTGTCGCAATGCCCCCGGCTGATCCGATCAAGCGCGCGGCAAAGCACGCAGCCCCACCGGCGCCCGGCATTGCGCGCCTTCGCGGCGCGCTCGCTGATCGTCTCATTCGGCGAACCGCCGAAAATGGTGTTCACGGCTTCATCAAGCAGCACGGCGAAATTCAGCAGATATCGACCGATTTTGCTCATCTCGGCACCTTCGGGCAATTCTTCGCGACAGCGAGATCGTGTGCAAGGATCTGTTGTTTCGTTTCTAGCGTATCTTCCGGCACTGCGGTGATCGGCTTCACCCAACTGCATGCAGTGTCGACGACGCGAGTTTTCGGGAGCGATGGTGCAGCCGGTTCCGGGCAGTCTGTCGCGCACGCGGCAATGCTAAGCGTGGCGAGCAAGATGATGATCGCTCGCATGACTCACTCCTTTCGCAGTGCGCCGAGCGCATCAAGCTGCTGATCGACGTCGGCCGGCGTTGCAGCTTGCGCCTGTTGATTGGCGGCGGCGGCGTTTTCAACTGCATTCGTCTCGGCACGCGCTGCCTCGGCATTCGCCTGCTCGATCTGCTGCCCAGCTTCAGCAACCTGCTGCATTCCTTCCGCGACCTGCTGCGCGGCTCGAGCTTCAGTCGCCACGGCACCCTTCGTTTTAATGAAGCCCCAGATGGCGCCAAACGCGATGCCTCCGACGCCGATAATGATCGGCCAGAACTTGGCGAACAAAGAAATGAAGATCGTTGCCATCTCTCTCACTCCTGAATATCGAGCATACCGAGGTTGCGCGTGCTCATGATTGCGATCAGCTTGTCCGCGTAGAGCGGATCTGTTGCGTAGCCCGCGCGCGCGATCGCCCGTGCGAAATCCGGTCCGTTTTTGCAGTCGAAAGCCGAGTGATAACGCGGATTGCTTCGTAAAAAATCCGCATGATCGTCAATGCTCCCCTGCCAACCGTCATAGGCGCGGAAGCGCGCCGTGATTTCAATCGATTTGCCGTTCACGACCTCGTGCGTCACCTGCTCTGTCACCAAGCCTTGCCACGATAGATCCGCCTTGATGCCGAACAGGTTCATGCCCGGCGCGCGCCGCCCCCAACTGGATTCGAGCGCGGCCTGCGCGACGGTGACGCTCGCGGGCACGCCGGTGCGTTTCGCGCACGCTTGTGCTGCCGGCGCGATCGCGGCGATGAAGCCAGCGGGCGTCGAGATGTCCGGCGTCGGTACGGCCGCGCGCGGCGGCGTTACAGGAACCGGAACCAGCGGAGGGATGGCTCGCGTCGGCGCGGGCGCCGAAGTCGCGGCCGCGATGTCCGTTTTTTCCGGCTGAATTGCGCCGCCCGGGCCGTCCGAGGCGCGTTGCTGGGCGGGCGTTTGAGAGACGGTGCTTGCATTTTTCGGCCGGGCCGGGCCGGGCGCTCCGGCAAAAACTGTCGATCGATCACCTTGGTCGACACTTTGTCGGCCGAACAGCGAGAAGATCGCGCGGATGAGGTCACTGAGCGCCATCGCCCCCTCCTTGCGCCACCGCAGGCTGAGCCTGATCGACCTGCAACAAGCGAGCGAGCAGCACCAGCACGAAACCGCCTGTCGCGATCCAGTGAGCCCAGCCATGCGGCAAAGCGTCCTTCAGATCGTCAGGAATCGAGCGCCACGCATCGAGCAATGCGGGACCGGCACCGAATACAACCGCAAGCGCGCTCGAGAGTTGAACCGAACCAAGCTTGTGCGCGCTGCGCCATTCGTCAATCAATCGGATCTTCATGACAGCACCTTCAAACGAGTTTGCAAGGAATCGGCGCGTCCTCGTCGTGCCGATAGACGGCGCAGACGCGGTGATAGCCGTCTGCGATGAGCGTCGGTTCACCGCGGACAAGAAGAATCGGTGAGAGTGCTTTGCCCTCGCGGATCTTCTTGCGGTTGTGCCGAACGTGTTTATTAGTAGCGGGAAGAGGCGCGAGACCTGAAGCCCGCAAGATGTCCTTCGCCTTGATATGTTGGATGTGCGCTTCTCGAAGCGCCCCGATAAGTTGCAGCGCGCGCGATGGATCGAATTTGAGGCTCAGATACGACTCCGCTGCCGGATAGTCGTGCTCTTCCGGCTCCGCCAGCCATGTGATTTCGTGGCTCAAGATTTCTCTCCTTCGCGTCGGCTCAGAATCTTGTCGCGCACAAGCACATAGGCACTGAGCCCGCTGTAGATTGATGTGATGACGAGCGCGATACCTGACAAAGTAATACTCGATACCGCATGTCCGATCGCCACTCCCAGCCAGCCGAACGCGATCTTCACGATTTCCAATGCCTGCCATTTGTTATCCATTCGGCACCCCGTAAATGAAAAACCGCCCGAAGGCGGCTGTGGTTAAGTGATGATCATCAATTGAGGACTGGACCCAGACGTAGGTGGCGGAGATCCTGATGGTGCCTGCAGCGCGTCAAGGAACGCTGCTCCGCCGTTGTTGTTTGATATCGCGCCTCCCCATGTCACCGTCAGCGATGACTGCGCGGATGTGAAGCCCTTGCAGGCCGCGCCAACGGATGAGTACTGCAAGCCTCCGCCGTTCTTCGTCCCCGCCACGAACGTCCATCCAGCGGGGGGCGTGTTGTAGTTCGTGGCGTTGTTGCCGGTGCCTATGCCCTCTATCATGAAGGTGTTGGCGTTCGTGGTGCTCGCCGTCATGGATGGGCTTGAGTCGTTGGCGACCATCGTCTGGGGCAGGGATGAGTTCGGGTCCCAGGGGCTGGTCTGGTCGCAGCCGTTGACCCCGAATGCGATGCCGGAGAAGTCGTCTATCGACATGTTATACGTCGCGGTGATCGTCTCCGAGGTCACCACCGACGGCGCGTAGGCCCACCACACCTCGACGTCGGTTACGTTCGACACCACAGACAGGCGCTTGTGCCACGTCAACCCGCTGGTCGATGACACCGACGATACCGAAGGAGGCCCGTACGCCGGCTTCTCGGCCACGAAGACGGCCACGATGACGTCGTTCGTCTTGGTGGTGGACAGGACGACGCTGCACGTGGCCGTGCCGGACACGTTGCCGGACGTGTAGTTGTCAAGCGTGGGTGCTGGCATGTGAGCCTCTCGTCACCGCGTGCCTACTACCGCGAGGTTTATGTTGGCCAGAGTGGCGTCGGGCGACGCCGGAGCGACCACCTGCACGACGTCCCCCGGGCTCGTCGTGACGGCGCTGGTGAACGTGAACGTGCCGGACGTGGCCCCTGCGGCAAAGTTCAGGGACCCGATGCTGGACCCGTTCTTCTTGATGGAGAACGTCGTGCTCGCGGTAGCGGCCGTGCCGGCCTTGGCGTAGCTACCCGTCAGCGAGGCCGGGAAGGTCACGGCCTGCGGGGTGATGGCGCTGAGCACGACCGCGCTGGCGGAGGGTGCGCCGGGCTGATAGCTGATGAGGTCGACCGGCTGCGCAGCCAGCCCCGGCGGCGTGACCTGTACCACGGACGCGAAGTTGAAATTGCTGTTGTTGGCCAGGGCCAGCGCGCTGCCGGTGGACTGGAAGGCCGCGAACTGCAGCGTGTCGCCGGCGTTCAGGTAGACGTTGGTCGACACGTCGTTGGTCACGAACTGTTGCGTGGCGCTGCCCTGCAACGTCTGCAGCGTGGCCTCGTTCTCGGCGCCGTTGATGAACAGTGCCGCAGCCAGTTGCTGGCTGGCGGACCACGAAGCGGTGGCGAATATGAACTGGCAGGAGACGTTGTACCATCCCGCCGTAGGGGCGGTGAAGGTGCCGGTGCCGGCGTTCCAGGCACCGCTCGTGGTGTCTTTGGTGCTGGTCCAGCCCGTAATCACCGTGTAGGCCGCGTTCGGGATGCTCTGCGCCGAGGTGTTGTACGCGCGGAAGCCGACGGGCGCAGTGGATATGCTCTTGGCCACCCACTTGCCCGTTGCGTTGTCCCACACGAGCGCGTTCTGGTCTATGCCAGCGCCCTCCGTCACATTCACGTCGGACAGCCCAGACAGGGTGCTCGAGCCGGTGGACGTGCCATACGGCTGGTAGCTGCGCTGGTCCGTGTAGCTGGTGACGGTGGTGGCGCCTGCGACGATCACGTATAGCGTCACGGAGCCGGCGGGGAAGCCGGTAGTATTGACGGACACGGCCCCAGAGGTGGCGCTCGCGTACACGTAGTTCGTGGCGCTGGCGGTGAGCGTCACCGTGCCGTCGTTTATCTGCGCGCCGCCGTACCAGCCGCCGTAGTAGCCCCACGTCAGGCCACTGGTGGTCGACGCGCGCCGTCCCCATAGCATGGCCGGGCTGGCGGCGTCGAAGTTGGCGTTGGCCACCACTTCTTTGTTGGCTTGCGTCGAGCTGATCTGGTCGATCAGGGATGTGCTGTTGGACATTTCGTCACCTTGCGATGGTGGCAATGGCTGCGTAGCCAGCCACGCCTTGGTCGCTGTTCTGGCTCACGGTTATGGTGATGGTCTGGCCCGTCGTAAAACCGTCTGCGGCTATCATCGACGCCGTATATGTCCACGTCGGAACGGCCGGCGAAACGAATGGGCCGCTGACGGAGGTCGTCCGCTTCACGGTGCCGCTGCTGGAGACGGTCACCGTGTACGTCTCGGACGACTCATCTAATGGCACGTCGGCACCGCTCAGCCACGAGTAATTGACCCTAGCCCTGCGCAGCCACGTGACGGTGATGTCGCTGGTAGAGGCGGCACTGCCGTGGAACGCCTGAAGCTGCCACGGCGACAAGGGCTTCACTCGCGCCACGGCCGGCTGCACCGTGACCTGCCCCGTCGGCGTCAGGCCAAACATGTTGTTCAAGTAGGTTTCGAAGTACATGTTCTGCCCGATGTCTGTCAGGTTTATGCCAGTCTGTCCGATGCTTGACGACTGCAGCAGCACGAACGTCTCGCCGGCGGCGTGGCCTCCCATGGCCCACTCCGTGCCGATCTGGCCGCGCAGCAAGCCGCTAAGCGTGTATTGTCCGGGCGCGGTCTGCGTGGCCGTGCGGAACAGGATGATCTCGCCGCCGACGTAGGCCACGTTCGCGCCGTTGAGAAAGCTGGCGTAGCTCACGCTGGACAGCGACAGCGCCGCCTCGTACAGCGTCACCTGAAGGGTGTTCGTCTCGTCTGGGATGTTGCCCCCATAGAATCCGCCGAGGGCGTTGCCGGTGTAGCCGATCGGCGTCGGCGTGACGAGCTGGAGCAGTTGCGCGAAGTTCGCGTCGTCTCGCGACACGTCGACGTAGCAGCCCGGCCACGAGCCGCTGAAGCCGCACGCCGCCAGGTACAAGCCCTGCGACGTATCCTGGCTGCGCAGCGGCGGCACGTCGAGTACGGCTAGGACGGTCGGTCCGGAGTACGGAACCTGCTGCGGCACGAAGCCTTGCGCCGAGCCGCCCTGCGCGACCTGCTGCGAGACGTTAGGGTAGATGGACGAGACGCTTAGGTCCCCGGTGAACTCGACCACGCCCTTGCCGTTCAGCACTACCTTGGTGATGCGCACCGGGTAGACGTTTCCGTCGTAGCCCGTGACGCCGACCACGTCCGTCGGCTCGTAGGCCAGGTACTTGTAGCTCGTGGCCCAAGTGAACGTCTGTCGTTTCGTCCACCGTTCCCAAAGCATCGCCTCCACCCGAGTTCGGGCCTCGGCGTCGGACAGCACGATGGGCACGTTCGTGGACTCATCAAGGTTCGACGTCGTAACAGCCCGGAACGCGCGCTGCGTGTTCGTCTGGTAGTCGGCAGAGTTGGACGGGTACGAAATGGTCTCCGACCGCGGCAGCTCGAACTCCTGCACCACCGTCTCGACGAGCGGATTCTGCGCCGCCTGCTGGCCGCCGCCCGCAATCGCGCCCATGTCGTCCCACGGTACCGTAACCGCCGCCTGCGCCCCGCGCCTGACGAACTTCAGTTGCCCATCGCAGTCGCTGACGTCGAAAAAGTACGTCGCCTGCAGCGGGGCGAGCGCCTGGCGCGGGCTTGACTTGCTGGTGATGGCAAAGCCCGTCACCACGTCACCGAGCGATGACGCGTCGTACTGCGACGGCTGTAGGCCCGCTGAGGCGCAGATGTCCGACACGATGGAGGACAGCGTCACCTGAGACGGGTTGCCGCCCATGTTTAGCGTCATGTATCCGAGGCGCACGGATGACAGGTCGGCGCGGAAGAACATGATGAGGCTGTCGTTCACCACGTACATCGTGTGCCAGTTGAACGGCGCGGTGCCCAGCAGCGTCAGCGTATTCAGCGAGGGCCTGAAGACGTACACCGTGGCCCCTCCGCCGCCTAGGTAGATGTGATCGTCGTCGACCACGAAGCCCGGGAAGCCGGACGGCATGGAGCCTCCGCCCGGGGCGGTGGTCCAGCTGTTGGTCACCGCCAGCGACGTCCTATCGAATTGGTACAGCGCGCCCGCGGCGTAGTCGCACGCGTAGACGTACGAGGCGCTGCCGCCGACCATCAGCCACTGCTTCAGGACGCCGGACTGCGCCACGATGAGCCCGCGCTGCGACAGGTCGCATCTGTAGATCGGCCTGCCGCCCGGGTAGTACGACGTCAGGAAGATGTCGTTGCCGTTGCGCCAGAAGTTGGCCTCGCTGCCGGCCACGCCGAGGTCCATCGTTCCCGCCGCGTCCATGGCGTCCCACGTGCCGTCCGGGTGAAGCCACCCGGGCCAGGTGTATATGCCGGGCACGTCCGAGTAGCCGAACGGCATCCCCGAGCCGCCGTGCCCGTACGAGCCGGGCGGGAAGAACTTCAGCTGCTGCGCGCCGTAGGCGTTGAGGTTGATGACCCTGACGCCCTCGAAGCCGAGGTAGTAGCCGTACCCCATGGCGGTGCCGCCCTGGCCGTTCAGGTTCGGCGCCATGAACAGCGTGCCGTCGGCCGTGGCGTAGGTGTACGATGACGCCGTGACACCGGTATAGGCCGGCGCGATGTTCGTCGCCACCTCGAACGTTAGAGAGGGCATATAGTTGCCCCACTGCTGCAGGTTCAGCTCATTGAACACCACATAGGCCAGGCCGCGGTAAGGCGGGGTGTTCGCCGCGCCGAGAGCGGCTTGCATGGTCGGGTCGGCGACCTGGTTCTCGTCGCCCGGATAGACGGTGAAGTTGGTCACCATCTGGCTGGCGCCGGACACGCCCTGGAAGTCTGCCGGATTCGAGACGTCGTAGATGAGCTTTCCGTTGGCCCATATGCGCCGCACGCCGGTGATGGTGTTACGGCAGAGTGCCACCGCGAAGCTCACGGTCACGTACGGCTGCTGGGCCTTGCCGCCCATCCCCTTGCCGCCGCCGGCGCTGTGCTGGTGCGGGGTACCCATCCAGATCACGTTGCCGGCGAGCCTGTATAGGCCGTATACCTTCGGGATGAACTTGCCATAAGCGGAGTCCTGGACGCGGACATCGGATGGCGCTGGCTCCTTCGGAGGGGAAAGGATGGCGCCAAGCAAAGAGCCGGCCATAAAGCCGGCCTCGATAGCGAACAGACTGCCACCGGACGCCACGCCGCCGATTACTGCCCCAGCCGTACCCAACAAGAGCCCAACTGCCTGGCCCATTTATTCGACTCCTTTCACGCTGTAATAGCGGCAGACGTACCGCAGCCATTTGTCGTCCATATCGTGCTCGCACACCACCCGGTTCACTGCATAAGCGTGAATGACGGTCCGCGGTGCCGTGAGGATGCCGAGATGCATCGGCTCGCGTTCCCAATGGAAGAGCACCACATCGCCCTCGCGCCCGACCGGAGTTCTGTCCATCATGGAATCGCATATCGGTGCGAGCGTCCCATCCGGGCGCCTTGAATAGCCGTCCACGTCATAGTCTGACGGGCATAGGCCTAGCGCCTTCGCTACGCCGATGACCAATCCGGCGCAGTCGACCGCCACGCCTTTCAAGCGGCCCTGATGGCGGTACGGCGTGCCGAGCCACGTCCGCGCTTCGTCGACAAACTGCTGACGTGTGACCATCGTTCAATCCCCAAGCGGGCGCAGGATCGTGTCCGGCCCCGGAATGTATGGCTCGCCGCGGAAGTGGAGGATGTTGCTCCACCTGTCCCGGCACGTGCCGAACTGCTTGTCGCACCCGGCGACAATCGTGTAGGCGTCGCCGGGTGCGATGGCGAACGTCATGGGCATGGCCAGCGTGACCGAGCCCGGGGACGAGTTGCGCACCTCCATGCTGTAGCCCGTGTTCTGCCCGGAAGTCCACGTGACCTTCCCATACGCGAAATAGCCCACACCGTACGTGTAATTGATGAAGACCTCGGCGCCGCCGTCGCCGGCGTTGAACGTGTACAAGCCGCCCGAGGTCACCGAGTACTGGTGCGAGCTCGGAGAGCCGCCGACGGCCGTCCACGTGTTGCCCGCGCTGTCTGCAACAGAGGAGTTCGCGACGAAGGTTCCTGACGGCGGAACGATCTGTATCTGGAACGGCCCGGTGGTCGGCACGCGCCTGCCCATGCTGTCGACGAAGGGCACTGTCGGGCCCGCCTGCGTCAACGACGGGTCGGTCCACGCGAGGTACTGCGCCGTGACGGCCGACACCGACCCGCTGAACGTGAGCGGGCCGAGTGCCTTCTGGCAGCGCGAATCGCCGAAGGTGGCCCGGCAGGTCGTGCTGAACTGCTCGCCTATCGTCTGTTGCATGGTCTGCGCCAGTCCGCGCAGCTCCGCCTTCCACACCCCGTTCTGCAGCGTGAACTGGCCGAGGTTGCCGCTGGTGAGATTCATCTGGCCCATGGACAGGTCGGCATAGTTCACGACGAAGATGAGCACGGCCGCGTTTGACCACAGGCCGGCCTCGACGCCGCTGCGCGTCACCGCGCCGCCGCCCGTAACCAGTAGGCCGTCTATCTCCAAGTTTGACGTGGACAGGTCAGCCGACGATTCGACCGCAGACGCCGTGTAGCCATAGGTGGAGCGGTAAACGACCCCGTTGTACGCGATGTCCACGTCATGGTCGGTGAAGCCCCACACCGTGGCGTCCGTGCGGATCACCTGCACGCACGTGGCGATCGTCCGCACGTCTCCCGCGAGCCACGTGGACATAGCGGCGCTGACGCCCCTCACAGCCTCACCTCCACGATGGCCAGGGACTGGAACCCGAACAGCGCGCCCGAGCCGACGTCCAACTGCGGCGAGAACTGGTCGGTGTTGAATCGGCACGGCGTGTCGAAGGCGCCGGCCCACGTGAGCGAGTCCGACGCCTGCGGGTACATGTACGCCGTGCCCGTGCCGAGCGTGTCGCCCGAGGTATTAGCGCTCACCGTGACCGTGGTCCCGGAGATGGCCGTGATGGCCACCGCCTGGTTGTTCAGCGTGCCGCCGGTGTCGCCGGTGACGCCGGTGAAATACAGCAGCTTGCCCACGGCCCAACCGGGCGGCACGGTGCCGACTGAGAAGCTGGTCGTGGTTCCCGCGACCCAGCCGGAGGTGAAGGCCTGGCTGTCTGCGACGAACGTCACCAAGCCCGTCGTGGTGTCCAGCCCGCACTGCCCCGGCGACACCCCGTAGACGACGGGGGAGCCGTTCCTGTACACCGTCGTCGTCTGCGTCGGGGCGCCGCTTAGACCGTAGGTCAGCAGTGGTTTGCCTATGAGGCGGTAGTCGGCCAGCGGCGCCGCCGCATAGCGCTTGAACATCTGATAGGCGGGGACGCCCGCACCCACGCCCGACGGTGCCGTGAACGATGAGTAGCTGCCGACGGGCAGTCCAAGCAGGCCGCTGCCCTCGTCCAGCCAGTCCGTCCAGTCACGGAACCTGAACCCGTAGGCCTGCCCTTTGCAGATGCGGAAGAAGTTGCGCAGGGTCTGCACTGAGTACTGGTCGAGAACGCCACCGTTGGTGCGGAAGCAGTTCTGGAGATCCCATTGGCCACGCCCGAACGTCCACAGCACATTGCGCTGCTCGCGACCGCTGGTGCTGCTGGTCACCACGGTGTTATAGCTCACGCCGCCGCGGGCCCACACGGCCAGATCGTCAGGGAAGCGGGGCGATTCCAGAAAATTTGATGTCATTCGTCACTCCTTCTGAGCGCCGCTTGGATCGCCCCTGTTAGCCACTGATGCCGCCTAGCCCCGCGCGCCTCGGCCAGCGCCGCCTACCACTCGGTGCCCTTGAAGCTGGTGCCCTCGTCGACCATGGCGCCGCTGAGGTTGGCGCCATTCATAACGCAGCCGCCGAAGTTGGCACCGCGCAGGTCGGCGCCGGCAAACGTCGCGCCCGTGAAGTCGGAGCCCGCGAGATTCGCGTTCCGCAGCGTCGCCCCCTTGTACTCGGCGCCGGCCATCTTGGCGCAGCCGCAGCTGAGGCCGGTGAGGTCGAAGCCGCACATGTCGATGCCGCTCAGGTCGGCGCCCATGGCGACCGCAGCCTCAATCGCCGCGGTCGCGCTGGCGGCGATGCCCTGCCACAAAATTTTGTCGGAGTCGACGTTCTTCAAGACGAAAAAATTGCCAGAAAGCGTGCTCATTGCTACCTCTCCTTAAAAGTCGGTTGAAGTTTCAAGCATTCCTCTTGAGCGCCTGTTGGACTGCCATACCAGCCATCGAGGCGATTTGGCTTTGGGTGCGCAGATCGACTCCGTTGGGCAGCACGAACTGGTTCGTGACTGTCACCCCGGCACCGGCGCTGTACGGCGAGTTCATGTGGGCCGGCACGATCGCTTCGCCGCGGTGAATCTGCGCGATCATGTCGTTCGGCACGTACGGCGTGCCCACGTCGTACGAAGCCAGCCCCATGAGGGCAGACAGGCCTCCACCGCCGGAGCTCATCGCGCCAGACGCCACCGCGCCGGCCGAGCCGGTGACGCCCGTGGCGGTAAATCCGAAGGCGCCCGCCATGTCCCCCTGGCCGAGGCCTCCCAGCAGTCCCGACAGCGAATTGCCTGCTCCGGAGACGCTTGAGGCAATCGTAGCCGCGGTGAATGCCGCGAGCGCCGCCGTCGCAGACGTAACGGCCGCCGTCATCGCTGCGATGCCCGTCGTGTCAGCCGTCACGGCCGTCGTGTGTGCCGTCGTCGCGGCCGCCCCGGACGCATCGCCGCCGAGCAGCTTCGACGTGCCGGTGCGCAGCAACGAGTCCATCGAAAAGCCGCCGCCGAACTCCATCTTCGAGACCTTGTCGAAGAGGCTCTTCGTGACCAACTGCGTGAGCTCCTGATTGATGCTCGAGAAGAGGTTCGCGAATGCCTGCCTGCCGCGCGCCGTGCCGTCGACGATGCTCGCGAACGTGCGCGAGAATCCTTCCTCGATACTGTTGGCTGCCTGGCGCGCCGACTGCATCTGCGCATCGTTCGCGGCGATCGACAACTGCAATTGCTTCGTCTGGCCCTCCTGAGCCAATTGCACTTGTTGATCCCGCAGTTCCTGCTGCTGCACCTTCGTCAGCGACTTCTCGGTGTCGAGCCGGTGCTGGATCGCCTGGATCGCGATCTCCGTCTTCTTCTCTTCGAACTGGCGCTGTAGCTCGATCAATTGCGCCTGCGTCATGCGCCCCTGCTTGACCTCTTCTTCCGCCACCATCAGCGCGCGCTGTTGCGCCTGCGAGAATCCGGCATTCGCACGCTTCGCAGCGAGGTCTTCGAGCCCCTTCGTCTCAGCCGCGATCGCTGCCTGCATGTCCTGAGAGGTCTGAATCACAGCGGCCGCACGCTGCCGGTCCATGACAGCCAGTCGTCCCTCGATCTCCACCTCTTTGGTCCGAAGCGACAAACGTTCCGCCGGGTTCCTCGCCTTCGACTCGAGCTCCGTCGTCTGGTCGAGCTGCTGTTTCACTGCGGCGCGCTCGGCGTCCATACCCTTCAGCGTGATAGCGAGGCGCTGAAGGTAGTAGTCGCGGAGCGAAATCTCCTGCAGCTTGTAGGATCGGTCCAGCTCGGATTGCTCGGCCTTCAGATCCTCCTTCAGCGCGTTGAGCTTCGCTTGCGTCTGAGCGTTCTCGTACGCGTACTCACGCGTCGGCGTGACCTCGCCGCCGTGGTTCCCGCGCGGAGTGCCCTTCGAGAAATTGATTTGATGGGAGCCCGTCGCCCCATGCACGGTGGCCGGCGCGGCGGTATCGGACCAGACCTTCTGAATGAAGGTCCTGTAGTGATCGCCAGCCGTCTCGATGTCGTGGAACCCCGACTTCACCGTCGAGACGATGCCCGAGAAGTCACCGGCGCCGGCGCGATTCGCGGCCGCCACTACGGTCGAAATTGCCATGCCTGCTTGCTCTGCACCGACGACCAGCGTCCCGAGTGCAGATGCCGCGACCTTCACAACCTCCGACACGCCGTTATAGAAGTCGACGAGGATCGGCTTCAGAGCCGCATTGTCTGAAAGCGCCGACGTGAGGTTGAGGATCGTCGGCAGCAGCACGGTCTTGGCACTCATGGACATGGCATCCATGCGGGCGTGCGCGAGCTCCATCTGCTCCTTCATCGCGGCCATCTGTTCGATCGTCTCGCCGCCGATGATGGCGCCGGCATTGCGCGCCTCGGCACCGAGTTGCGCCAATCCGGCAGAACCACGATCGAGCAGCGGGATCAGGTTCGCACCAGACGCACCGAATAGCTCATTGGCGACCGCCGCCTTACCCGCGCCGTCGGCCGAGTTGTGGAAGGCGTCCGCGATCTTGGCGAGCAAATCGTTCGGGCTGCTGGACCGCAGTGTGCTCAGCGAGATCCCGAGCGCGGCGAAAGCGTCGACGGCTACCTTATTGCCGTGGACCGCCCGGTTCTGCACCTCGGCAAGCTTACTGAACGACTCGACGGTTTCCTTCGCGTTGACGCCGGAGGCATGCGCAGCGAACACCCACTGCTGGATGGCGTCGGTGGATGCGCCGGTCACCTGTGACGTTTTGTGGACGGCCTCGCCGTAGTCGGCCATCGCCTCGGCGGCCTTGTAGGTGACTGCGGATGCAAGCGCTACTGACCCGGCCACGGCCCCGATCGCAAGACCGGCCGGCGTCATGATCTTGTGCATCCAGTCCATCTGCTCGCCAAGCACCATGATCGAGCCGGCGAAGCGCTTGTAGTTGCCCATCGACAGTTCGTGTGCGAGCACGAGCAGCTCGCGGCGGGATGCAGCCGTCCAGCGAGATGCTCCCTCGGCCGCCTTCGCCTCGGCCTCGTGCGCAGCACGCACGCGCTGCGACGCCTGCACCATTCGGCTCGCGGCAGTATCCGCAGCCGAGCTCATTTGCGCGAAGCCCTGCGTCAGCGCCGCGTTGGTCGCGCGCGACTGCGCGACCAGCTCGCGCAGGTCTTGCGCGATACCGTTGACGGCGCGACCGATTGCATCCGAGGCCTTCGACGCTCCCTGCTCGGCACCGTCGGATGAAACGGTGATCGATACATTTACGTTGTCGTCTGCCACTGCTCACTCCAAGTCATTCGTCCAGCAGTCGGCCGCCCATCGAGGCGAACATCTCGGAAGGCTTCGCGCCGCCGTCGGACGGCGCGGTCGCTGCGCCGGCCTGCGGCTTAAACTTCACGAACGCGGCCACGCACCAGTGGACGGGCGGGTGCTTCATAAACCCGCGATACAGCGCCTCGACGCGTGGAAGATCGAGTTCATCGATCTGGGCCCACGTCCAGCCAGTCGCGAGAATCAGGTCGGCGTAGAGCTCGTCCCAGTCGATGCGCTCGTCGCCGTTTCCGCTTCCCCCGATTCGATCCTCCCGGCGCTGTAGATCGCGCGCAGGACCGTCGGGACGTTGCGTTCGTCGAGGTGCTCGTCGAGCCAGTCGCGGTCGAGATCCGGCGTGCCGCCGTCCTGGCGCGCGAGCGTGTCGCCGATGAAGGCCGACAGCTCGTCCATGTACTCGGGGCTGTTCAGGATGGTTTCGGCCTGCGCCTTCATCCAGCGCTTGATGCTTTTGAGCGAAGCGGGCGGCACCGGCAGCTCGCGGCCGCCGATCGTCACGGTGTTCTTCATGGGTCAGTTCTCCACGGCGCAGCGCGCCGCGCGGATGCGGTAGTACTCGATCACGACACTGTCGATGTCGAGCTTGTCAAGGAATTGCAGGATCACCTTGCGGTTCTGGAGCGCCGCTGTGCGCGTCTGGCACGGCGTGTACGGCACCGTCTCCTTCAGCTGCCAGTTCGCGAGCGCGAGGCCGACCGCACGGAAGACGCGCTCGACTTCCTCGACGGAACAACCGAGCGCGGCAGCCTGGGCCTCGGGCGTGACGCCGCACGCCAGGTTCTGATAGATCAGCTTCTTCGAGGCTTGGTCCATGTCAGCTCGCTTCGCCAAGGCAGATCGTGCCGAGCGTGTTGCTCGAATCGACGAACGCGCTGAAGTCGAACTCGGGGATGTTGAAGTCCTCGAGCTTCGTGCTGAACGTGTACTTCGTGGCGACACACTGATTCAGCGTCAGCGTGACGCGCTCACCGTTGAACACCTGCGAGACGACCGACTTGAACGACGGCGCGGTGCCGAGCAGTTGGTTCGTCATCGTCACCGTTTCGCCGACCGTGTTGCTCGTCGGGGTGTACGTGTAACTGATGCCGACGCCGAGGCCGGTGTCCGCCGCGGCGAACGTGTAGACGCCGGCGGCGACCGAATACTGGCCCGTGGCCGGCGCCGACGCAACGCGCGTCAGCGGCAAGCCCGTGGCGGCGTACTTCACGCCAAGGTCCGTCACCCAGCCGGCCGAGTTCGCAACCGTTACGGTGTACGGGCCGGTGCCAGGGATCGTGCCGGCTTCGTTGTCGGAGATGAGCGTCTGGCCGACGCTCTTCGAGATCCCGAAAAACAGATCCGACAGCACGCGGCCCTGAAACTGACCGGCCATTGCCTTGCCCGTGACCTTCATCGTGCCGCGGCCGATCGCGAGCGGCAGTTGGTAGGAACCGAACAGTTCTTTGACTGTCGCGTCGAAGCTGATGTCGGCCGATTGCAGCGCGCCGAAACGGTTCGGCGTGGGGTTGGCGTTGCCCGACTGGATGCCCCAGAAGGAACCGGCGCCGAAAGCGTATTGAGACATGGTGGTGCTCCTATGCGTGAGCCACGAGCGGGCAAGAAAAAGGCCGGCTCAGACGAGCCGTCCTGCGGGTACTGCGAAAGGTGGATCAGGATTCGCCGATCAAGCGGCAAGCTGCTTCTTCAGTGCGTCGACTGCGGCGCGCACGTGGTTGAACGTCGCGGTGTCGCGCGACACGATCGAGTCGTGGAAGTTGGCGCGGAACCACGCTTCGATCAGCGCGTCGATGCGCGCGTCGAGCGCGGGGGCGGCCGGCGCCGGCGCGAGTTCCACGGCCAGCGTCGCGCCGGGCTCATCGCCGGCCACAGGCTGCTTTGTATCTTCCATGTCGCGCTCCTTCAGTTGTTAGTCAGGATGTTGACGGGGATGATTACGACGCCCTGCGGGCCGAGCATCCCTTCGTCGGTGACAATCTCGCCCTCGATCCAACAGTGCGACACGGTGCCCCCGAGCGTCTGGAATCCGGTCAGCGGATCCGGAGCGAGTGCGGCCTCGATCGCGTCCATCAGCGGATTCAGCGTCGTCGCCGGCGTCACGTCCATATCGCTCCCTGTGTTCACGTACAGGTAGATCTCGCATTGGAACGACACCTTCGCCGGCAGACCCTTGCGAGTCTGCTGATGCTCGCGCTTCTGTACCTGGAACAGTGCCGGCTGCTCGACCGCCGGCACGTCGGCCCAGTGACGCAGGCGCCGCGACGTCGTGACGAGACCTTGGATGGCCGACAGCTTCGCGAAGAGCGCCGCATAGATAGGCTCGCGCGTCATCACCGTACCCCGCGTGCAACTGCCTCGCGAATGCCAGCGAGGATCTCGGGCCGCATGTCTTTCAGCGCCGAGCGAAGGAATGACCGTTCCGGCATGACGATGTCGTAGGACTTCGGCACGCCGACCTGATTTCCAAAATCGTCCGTGACGTACGCCGAGGCGAATGCCACCTCGCGAGCTCGCTTGTGCGATTTCTTCGCGAAAATCGCGCCGCCGCGTGCATTCCTGAGAAGACGCCCTTGCGCATCGGTGCGAAGCCTAACGACGCCAGGATTCGACATACGATGGATGATTCCACCGTACTCGTGAATCGCGGCGTATTCGACCGCAGTACTGACAACGGCTGTGATCGACTGCCGGTCCGCGCTTTCGACCAATGCCTGATTGATCGACCTCCAGAGACGACCGGTGCGCACATTCAGGACTTGGCCCGCGAGCTTGTCACTCACGACGTGCCGCTGCAGACGAATTGCGAGATCCTGAACCTTGCGCTCGAGCGCGGTTCGAATTCCCGGAGTGATGCGCTTGATGCGCTCGATGACGACCGATTCGCCTGCAACCTTTGCGTCGATCTTCATACCGGGATGACCTTGCGGTAGTTGTTCAGGATCGTGCGCACGCCAGCCGGCATGTCCGCCACCGAGAACGACACCACCTCGCCGTTGATCGACTTGCTGACCTGGCCGAAGTGGTTGCGGTCCGAATACTTCAGGCCGATCAGCTCGAGCACCGCCTGCTCGATTTCCGGCGGCGTGGCCGCGAAGCCGGCCGTGTACGACACCTGCACGCCGAGCGGCGGCCACTTCGGGAACTGGCCGTCCGCGCCGTTCGGGAACGCACTGAAGCCGACGTTGCCGATCAGGTACAGGAAGCGATCGTCGAACGTATAGCCGACCTGCACGCCATCCGCCGACGCCGCGATCGGCACGCCGCGGATCGCGAGCGACGAGACGGCCGTGATCGGGTAATTCGGCAGAGCGAGCGTGTTCGAGCCGCTGCCGGTGTGCTTCTCCGTGTAGGCAGCCGAGGCGATCGCCCGGTTCAGGTACGTCTGCACGAACTGGCTCGCCGAGGTCACGAGGCGCGTGAGCATCGCGTCGTCGCCCGTCACGGTGCTGGGCACGTTCAGCCATTGCTTCGCGTTCGCTAGCGTCGTCAGATCGCCGGCCGCCACGTTATGCTCCCATGCCTTCGCCCGCTGCCGCGGTGCCGGCGTCGCCTTCGCCGCCCGGCTCGTCCGCCGGCGCGTCATCGGTCAGCACAATGCCGTGCGCGGCTGCCACCTCGGCAGAGAAATCGTCCGGCAGCATGATGACGCCGCCCTTGCTGGGCTTGTACGTCTCGCCGCCATGCGTGATGCCGCCGAAATTCTTCGGCGCCTTGAACTTCGCCATGTCGTTCTCCCGTCAATCCCAGTACGCGACGATGTTCGTCACCGTGCTCGCGGCATACACCTTCGTCGCGCGGATCGGATACATGCCGGAAGGCAGCGTGATCGACACGTTCGTTTCTCCGCCGACGGTGTCGATGACGAGAACCTGCGTCCCGCTGTTCGTGAAGGACAGATACGCCGTGGCCGGCAACGGCGTGCTGTCCGATGGCGTTACCGCCTGAGCGTGATTGGCCATGCTGACGGACCTCGTGGAAGAAAAAGGCCCCGACCGAAGCCGGGGCGAACTCGCTCGCTGCTCTACTGCTCGGTCAAACTGCCGTCGGCCGATGCTCCGGCTTCCATGTTTGCTCCAACACGACCGCGCTGATTTTGGATTGGTTCACGCCGTACTTGTCGGCAAGCGTCTGCTGCGAGACGCCGCCAGCCGCATAGGCTGAACGGATTTCATCCACGATGCCCCATGTGAGCTTCGATCGACCGTGGTGCTCGCCATGGACCGCGCAGTCTCCCGCGCGGCCCTTGGCGTGCATGTCGGCGATGTTGTCCTTCTGGGTTCCGGCTTTCAGATGCGCCGGGTTACAGCAACACGGGTTGTCGCAGGTGTGCATGACGACGAGACCTTTCGGAATCGGCCCTTCGAACGCCGCGTAGGCAATTCGATGGGCCGTCGTTTTCCGAAAGTGCCCGTAGCCGCCGCGCAAGCGACTTCCCATCCACGGCCAGCATTCGTCCGGGTCGCGAATTTCGACCATGGACCAGAAGTCGAGGCGCCGCATCTACATCAACCAGCAGCGATGTTCGTGATGATCGCCATCGCGAACGGCGCGTACACCGCCAGCACTTCTTCCGCGTACACGCCGGACTGCCACATACGCGTGACGATCGGGAAGTCGAGCTGGTAGTAATCCTTGCGGCAGTGGATTTCCGCCACGTTGCTGACTTCGTTGTTCTGGTACCAGAGCGGCAGCTCTTCGCACCAAGCGATGATCGTGCCCGGCGGAACTTTAGGGTGCAGCATCACCGGAATGAGCTGGCCGCCGTTCGCCGTGAACGGGTTGAAGTAGAAGGTCACGACACCCGATGCCACGAGCGCGTACGGCTCCTTACCGGCGGCCGGCTGGTTGTAGCGCAGCAGCGGGCCGCTCGAGTTGTTGAGCACCTTGTTGGTGATGTTCATCTGCTCTTGCGAGTTGACGTACAGCACCGTGGCGCCCAACTGGTACGTGTCCCACATCGACTTCAGCATCGTGTCGATCTCGACGACCGAACCGCGACCCGACGCGGTGAGCGGCGTGCCGGTGCCGGCGGTGCCAGTCGGCATCACCTTCACGTACGCGCCATTCGCCGGCTTGAACGCGGTCGTGAGCAGGCCGTCGAATGCCAGCGGGTTCGTCGAGTTGTCGGCCGTGATCGCCGTCGCGGCCTGCGTGCTGCTCGAAAGCGGCGCGGAGAACGTCGCGCTGTTGATCGTCGTGATCGCCTGCAGCTTTTCCGAGCCCGCCGTGCCGACGTACCAGGCATATGCGACAGCGCCGGTGACGACCGGCACCGTGGCGGACAGCGTCTGGCCGAGCGTGACTGCCTGCGTGGTGTTCGACGACTGGTTCGACGAGCCGCCGGTGACGACGTACGTCTGTCCGTCGGCGCCAGTGACGGTCTTCTGCGTGGCGACACCGTTCGAGACCGAGCTGTTGATGAAGCCTTCCAGCGTCAGCGCGACGACGATCACGCTGTAGGTCGCGGCCGGCAGCGTGGCACCCGAACCGGCAGCCGAAAGCGTCGGTGCAGTCGGCACGCCCAGCGCCAGCGAGTTGTTGCCGCCGAGGATCGCGTTTTCTTCCTTCAGCATCGTCTTCTGGAGCAGGCGCATCGCCATCGTCGCCTTGACGTCTTCGAAGCCTTCGCCCGCGTGTTCGGCTTCGAACGTCACGCCGTCTTCTTCGCCGATCGTGACGTAGTTAGCGGCGACGGGTGCCGTGTTGTACGACATGCGGCCCGAGCGCTGACCTTCCGGCACCCAGGGCGACGAGTCGTAGCCCGAGCCGACGATCGCCTTGACGGTGCGCCAGTTCGTCGCGACGCCGCCCTTGCCGGGCACGCGCGCCATTTTGTTGCGGAGGGGCGTCACGACCGGATACAGGTTCTTCGCCGGTGCCTGCAGGTCGTACGCGACCAGGTTGTTCGCGGTGGTGATCGTCTTGCCGAGGCCGTATTGGCCCTTGACCAGCTCCAGCGTTTCTTGAATCGTCTTCGCGTCCATTTCTTCGACTCCAATGAAAAGGCCCGCGCAGTGGCGGGCCTTTCGGGGGGTGGCGGATCTCCGGCTATGCCGGCGGGTTGTGGGTGGATGGGAAACTTCTGGAGTTGATCAACCGCGGAAGACGATCACACCGCCATTCCGTCGGGCCTTCTTGATTGCGGTAGCTGCTTCGTCAATGCTGCCGTCCGCCTTTCGTACGGGTTCGACTTCCTCCTGCTGCTCGCCGGCGACGAAATCGTGGCTCTTCCCGATCGCGACCGCGACGCTATTCAGTGCGCCCTTCGGATCGACTGGGGTCTCGCTCAGCTTCTTGACCAGCGCGGCCTGCTCGTCGAATTGCTTCTGGAGCGTGTCGCGTTCGCCAGCCAGCGTCGCGACGGCTTTCGTCAGCTCGTCGCGCTCGAGGGCTGCCTTCGCAACCTGTTCAGTCGCCATGGCGAGATCCGCCGTCAGCTTCGCGAGCGACTCGCCGGCCGCCGTGAGCTTGCTCAGCGTATCGGCATGGGCGGCCTTCTCGGCGTCCATGTCGCCGTCGGCGTCCTTCGCGCACTTCGCGCCGAGTTCGCCCATCAGGTCGTGCGCCTTCTGGATGCGCTCCATGTCCGCGCCGCTGTTGCGCGCGCCAGCCTTCGCGAGCAGCTTCTCGAACGCCTCGTGCATGTCGGCGATGCCGGTCGCCACGGCAGCCTTGTGCAGGCTCTCGGCGGCCGCCGCACATTCGAAGAAGTAGACCCACGGCGAGTCGACGTTGCCGTCTTCGTCCGTCAGCTCGGCGACTTCCTCGGCGACCATCGCGGTCAGCAACTCGCCGCCGCGTGCGAGCCATTCCTTCAGGTCGTCCGGCATCGTCGAGCCGTCGCCTTCGGCGGCTTCCTCGCGCGCGCTCGACTGCTGCAGGGAGTGGATCGACGCGAGCAGGTTCGCCAGCGTCGACACGCTGTACATGCCCTTGTGCAGCGCGAGCCGCGCCGCCAGCGTCAGGTTTTCCGGCGAGACAATCACCGGCTTGCCGGCCTTCGTGAGCACCGGCTCGGCCCACTTGTCGGCAGCCGACGGCGGGCCGTCCTTGTCGATCTTGTCCTTCCACGCGGCGATGATTCTGTCCTTGACCGTCTTCAGCTCGTCGGCGCTGTACTCGGCCGCGTCCTTTTCCTTGTTGATGTACGACCAGGCGGCACGGATGTGCTCTTCCGTATCGATCGGGTACTTGCTGTTCTTCTCGTCGGCGTATTTCACGTCGCCGTACGGTTTCTTCTTGTCGTCCTTCGCCTTCCGGATCGCCTCAAGCATCTCGTCGAGAGACAGGTCACCAGCCTTCGCGAGCGCCGCGACCTCGTCCGAGAACGTGTCGGCCGTAACCGGCACCGGCGCGGCGGCCGGCTTGAACGCCTTCTGCATGACCGAGCCGTCGGCCTTCTCGATGCTGAAGAACGACGCCGTCGGCACGCACGGCAGGTCGACCAACGAGATCTCACACGGGTTGGCGGTAAAGCGGCGCGCGCTGAGCTCGGCGTCGGCCCAGCGCTTCACGTAATCGCCGCCGATCGAGAAGCCGGTGTACACGCCTTCGAGCACCTTGTCCCACTCGGCGTCGTCGACCACCTTCGCGCAGATGTCGATCGCCTTCTCGGCGTCGAGGAAGTCGATCGCGGTCAGCTTGCCGGCGGCGATGTTGTTGTGCATCGCGCGCAGGTTGCCGACCGACTTGCCGTCCGTCGCCTTCGCGACGTCGCCGGACCACTTCTCGAAGTACGGCTTCGACGTGGCGTAGTCCATGATCTCGCCTGAACGGTCGACGACTTCCTCCGTCGCGCGGCCGTACACCAGGCGCTTTTCCTCGTCCACTTTCGTGAGACGGGCAAATAGGCTCAGTGACATCGCTTTCTCCAGTGTTTCGGCGGGGCGCCGGGGATGATTCAGGATTTCTTCAGGACGGGCAGCGTCACGCAGCGACAGCGCGGATGCGCCGGAGCGCCGGTGCTGCCGTCGGAAAACGTCTCGTCGAGGCCGACTACCTCGCCGTCGAGCTGCGCGCAGAAGTCGCAGCAGCCCGGCGCGACCTTCCACTGCTTGCCCTCGACGACTTCGCTCGCCTTCCAGCCGGAGATGTTCCCGGCCGTGTCGGCAAACGCTGACTCAGTGCGCGCGATCGTCTTCGCGCGGTCGGACGAGAATCCGGCGCTCTCCTTCAGCGCCGACGCGAGCCGGTCATTGCTCCAACCGCCGCGGACGGCGTCCATCACCGTGCCGCGGATCAGTTCGCGCGTGCCCTGCGTGATCTGCCACTTCGCATCCGGGTTCGGCATCAGCGAGCCGTCGTCGGCCCACTTCATGCCGACCATCTCGGCCGCGCGCTCGTGCGCCCACGCGGTCGCGTGCTGCGTCATCTGGTCCTTCGTCTCGTCGCCGAACAGGTCGAGTTGCTTGAGCGCTTCAGTGCCGCCGGCAACAGCCACGCGCACGAGTTCGTCCTCAACCGGCTTCGCCAGGTCGCTCCAGTCGGTGAAGTCGACCTTGTCGAGCGCGTCGTCGGCGCGAAACTTCGGATCGTCCTCGGCCATCTTCCCGAGGCCGAGAGCGGCGCCCAGCTGCGCGGCGATCGCGCCGGCCTGCGCCTCGAGGAACGGTTCGAGGATCGCGGTCAGCGCCTCGGTGCCGCTCTCGATCTGGGCGGCGTCCGGATCAGTACCAATCAGGGGCTTTTTTTTTTCGAGATGCGCGTGAGCGTGCTTATCAGCAGGCGTCGGTTCGTCTTTCGGTGCAGCAGGCGCAGGCTTGTCGCTGGGAGGCGTGTCATCGGGAGGCTCCTCGCCGGGCGCGCGCGGCGCGCCGCCGGCATGCGCAGCGGCGGCGGACGCTTCCGACGCGACGCGCTGCTTCTCTTCCTGCTGCTTGTCGAAGTCCATCACCCCGACGGGGCCGGTCGCCGTATAGACCGCATTGCCCATACCGATCGGATCGTCGCCATCTTCTTGGCGCGCCTCGTCGACCGACTTCGTGCCGTTGCGGACCTTGAGGTCCTGGATCTGCGCGGCGATCAGCGGATCGAGTTCCTCGGCCTGATCCCAATCGAACTCCAGATCCGTCCAGCCGAAGTACTTCCAGACGATGTAGTTGACCAAGTTGCGGATCCAGTTCATCCGCGGCAGCAGTCCCTCCTGCTTCGCCTCTTCCTTGGCGTTATCGGCGGTGGCGCGGTTCATCTGTTTGATGAACGGCGTAGGCGCGGTTGAGAACGCGAAGCAGATCACCCGGGCCAGCCACTCGTCGTACTCATCCTTCAGAGCGAGCGGCTTTGTGTCATGCGGCGTGATACCGCCCGGGATGAAGCGTCCCTGCTTCTTCGTCTGCCCGACGGTCAGAGAATCCCACCAGATCTGGAACTGCTTGATCTGGTCCGGCTGCCAGCTATCCGGCACGCCGAACAGCAGGTCCGGCACGTTGCCCTCGGTGTAGTACGACATCTGGTTCAGCGACCGGCGGATCGAGATATTGACCGTGGTCAGCACCTGCTCGACCGGGCTATACCCGTAAATCTTGTTCGTGCGCGGATTGCGCGGCCGATAGATCAGCTCGTCGCGCGTGTAGTCGACCGCCTGGATGCCCTTCAGGATCTGCTGGTACGCCGGGTTCGGCGGCAGCGGCGTGCGGCCGTTCGGCAGGATGAAGCGCTTGATCGTCGCGCCGTCCATCGGCTCGAAGCCGTACCAGTCGCTGAGCGTGCCGCTCGGCGCCACGTCGCCGCCCTTCGTCTTCAGCGGGTACAGCGTCGGAGCGTCGATGACGAACAGGTCCTCGAGCAGCATGCGCAGCCACTCGTCCCACGTGTGCTCCTTGTCCGGCATCTGGAAGAAGGCGGTTAATTGCTTGCAGCGGTCGTCCGGCTTCTTCTTCGTGTCGATCGGCTTGAACTTCCACTTCAGCGCCGCGAGGTTGTCCTTCTCGTTCTCGATGACGAGCCGGAGGATGTCGCAGTTGTCCGCCAGCGCGCGCAGTTGATCGAACGAAACCTGCTCGTACGTCCGCGCACGCGGGATCAGGTTGACGTTGACCGGGAAATCGAACTGGCGCCCGCGCGTCTGCGCGCCGGGGAACTCGGTCAGCGGCGGCAGACCCGGTCCCGGTGACATCCACGCAGTATTCGTGCCCTGGATCACGTAGCGCGAATCGACGACGCCGTAGTTCGGCGTTTGGCCCGTGGCGCGCCCTACCATCGCGCTATCGATGGGGGTTTCCTTGCCGCCGTCAGGCATCTCCTACTCCTAGATGGGTTACTTGTTGCCGTTGGCGGCTTTCTTCGCTGCCTCGGCGTCGGCCGCCTGCTGCTGCATGAACGCGAACAGCCCGGTACCCGGCGCGATCTTGATCGCATGGGCATAGACCAGCGAGTCGCCTTTGTCCGGCGATCGCTTGATCCGCTTGATGATTTCTTCCTTCGCCTCGATCTGGATGCCGCGGGCGGTCAGCTTCCAGCGCGGCGTCGTCAGGTCGGCGAGCAGTTCTGGATCCGGCGGAATCGCCAGTTCGTCGCCGCCGACCGGATCGAGCGCTTCGCGCAACTTCCAGTACCACTCGGCGCGCGCGTTGACGAACGCGAGCTGGCCGGACTTGTCACGTGCGTCGGAGCCTTCGGCGCCGTTCATCGCGACCGCCTTCATCCCAATCTTCTCGGCGAGCACGTCATACGGCGAAGTGCCGACGCCGCCGATGTCGATGTTCACCGTTGCGTCATCGCGGCGCATGTTCATGACCAGCGTCGCGACCGCCTGCCCATTCGGCGTCGACTGCCCGGGCTCGCACACCGGCGTGTCGAAGTAGTTGTCGAAGCGCGGCGTGGCGACCGTCTTGTCCTTGCCGCCGCGTGCGACGTCAACGCCGATCGCCGTCATCGGCGTCTTCGGCTTCTCGCGCTGCTTCCAGCGCTCCTGCGCGGCCTTCACCCACGCGCTCGGGATCACCTGGAATGCGCTGTCCTCGCGGCCCGCTGCGAAGTCGCCCTTCAGCATCTTCGAGCGCAGCGGTTCGGGCAGAGCCTGCAGCTTCGCAACGTAGCCGGTGCCGGCGTAGTACGGGTTGTCCGTCACGCGGGCCGGAATGAACGTGCGCGACTGCGGTGTGTAGGTCTCCTCGCCGCGCTTTACCGGAGCCGGGCTGTCGACCTCGATGTGCTCGTCGCCGACGATGATGTACCAGCGCAGCTCGCCTGGCTTGGCCTGGTTCGGGTGGTTCGGGTCGAGCCACGGCGCGAACCATTCCAGCAGCCAGTCGCCCTCCGGATCGGTCGGCGGGTTCGAGCAGAGCAGCAGCTGGCACTTCTGGTCCTGATGCTCGGTCCGGATCCACGTCGTCAGGAACTGGACGAACGCTGCGGGGAAGTTCGCCGCCTCGTCGAAGACCAGTAGGTCGTGCGGCCGACCCTGCAGCTTCTTGAGATCCTTCTCGTGCTGCACTGAGCCAAACCGGATGAACCGGCTCTTCTTCTCGAAGTTGCAGCGCCACCAGCCCTTTTCGTTGTAGCTGCCGTGCGCGCTAAACATTTCCTTCGAACGCTCGACCATGCCCTCGAGCTGCGGGAACTCTCGGCGCAGGATCAGCGACCGCCGGTGCTTCGTCAGCGCCTTCCCCAGCGCGAGGTCGGATTTACCGCCGCCCGCCGCGCCGCCGTATAGGATCAGGTCGGCGTCACACTCATACGCCTGGCTCTGCGGGCCCGGCAGCGGAATCCACTTCTGGCTCTGCAACAGAAGCCTGTCCAGCTCGTCGCGCTCTTGCTGCGTCAAGTAGGGCAGTAATTCGGCTAGCTCGTTCGGCGTCGGAGAGTTCATGGGTTTCGATAGGGCCGCCGTTGCGGCCGGTGATCTCCGTCTTCGTCACATCGCGCCACTTCTCGGGCTGCCGGTTCTTCAGCCAGAAGATCGCGGCCGTCGTATCCGGCGGGTAGTGCTTCCGGATCTTCGTCTTTCGCAGCTTGCCGCCGATCACCCGCAGGTCGAGGTCGTCGTGCTCGTAGCCTTTCGCTCGGTTGAAGAGGCTGTCCGCGATCTCAGCGTCCGCGAGCGACTTGCCGCTTTTTATGGACTGTAAAAACTCCGGATGCTGACGCTTCCAGTTGTTCAGCGTCTTCTCGGCCACCCCGAAGAAGTCGGACAGTTCGGAGTCGGTCGCACCGAGCTTCGTCAGCTTCGCGGCCTGCTCGGCGTACTCCGGGCGATACGAGCTGGGACGACCGCCTTTCGGCTTCGTCGCTGGTTTGGTTGGAGTACCCATGGCATGAGGAAGAACGTTTCTCTCAGCCCGCGGGCGGCGAGCATGATCTACCGGCGAGCCGCCGGGCGTGGAAAATAAAAAGCCCGCGACCGGTTTCCCGGTGCGGGCGAACTCTGGTCCGAAGACCTGAGAGGAGACACGGTTCGATCAGTCCGGGGCTTCCGTGAAAGTCACGTAGTACTTCTTACCCGGAACCAGTGCATCCACGACGGCGCCGTTCTGGATCGTGGCTTTGAACTCGGCCATAGGCGTCATTTCGCCGAAGATGGCGTTCTCGCTCGCTGCCTGCTTCTCAGTCGATCCTTCCCACACAGCGCCGAAGCGCACCGTCGCGGCAGCATGGCGGGACGTGTCCTGGCCGGCGTATCGGATAGTGGTGATGTCGTGAAGCTGCAGCTTGCAGCGCATTACGTGCGACATGGTGATGCTCCTGAAAATCGCCTTGCGGCGGTTGACAGGCCTTGGTCTTACGGTCTTGCAGCCTGCGAATCGGTTACAGCAATCCCTTCAGCTCGTCGACCAGCGCCTTCGCGTCGTCCGACAGCGGAAGGCTCGGCGCGCCGGCGATCGCGCGCTTCAGCGCGTCGATGTGCTGGTACAGCCACGCCATCAGGTTGTGCTCGTCCGTCTGGCCGGATTCGAACGCGCGGCGACCGAGCTGCTCGACGCGGGGCAGCAGTGGCACGGCGACCACGGTGGCCGTATCAGTGAGCAGTGTGACCTCGCCACTGGCGATCTGTTCGCCGGCCGGTACGGCATCGGTACTCAACAGCTCATTCAATGCTGGCGCGCCATCAGCGTCAGCGGCTGCGCCGGTCGTACCATCCGTCAGCGCGCTCGCGGTCGCGGCGGATTGCGTCCAGCCGGCATCCGCCGCCGCAGGCGCAGCCGAACCGAACTCCCCCCACCGGAGCGGCGCCAGCGTCCGTCGGGAAGGCCAGCTCCGTCGACGACGGCGCGGCATCTGCCGTTGCGCCGACGCCGGCATTCGTTACGCCATCGGCGCCTTGCATTGCATTGAGGTCGGACATCGCCTCGTCTCCTGGTCGTGGAATGAAAAAAGCCCCGGTCCATCTCTGGCACGGGGCTTTCTGGGGCAGTTCTCACCAACTAGACAAAATGGTAGCTGTCCGTAACACGAATTGCAACGCACGACTGTGAACGGCAACGCACGACCGCGCAAGGTCACGCAGTAGCCTGTTCCCTCCCTTCGACAAGCCCGGTGCGCACGAAGTACTCGGTCAGCTTGTCGATCGCCCCGTTTTCGAGTGCCTTCAGCCGCGGGCAGATCGCGTCGTACGCCCGTTTGTAGGTCATGTGGCTGGCACCGAACGACTTCTCCAGATCGCGGAAGCTGATCTTCGCCTTCTCCTCGCCGACGTAGTGGCGCGCGATGATGCAGTCCATCGCGAGCTCGGACACCGACCGGAACTCGCCGGCGAGATACTTCGAAAGGTTCTGGATAGCCTGCGACCGCTCCTTCAGGAAGTAGAGCCGCACCGTTCCGTCCGGCAGGCGTTCGTCGCCCATCTGGCCGAACCGCGCGAGGATCACCCACTGCTCGCGGTCGACGAGCTTCGTCTGCACGGCGCTCGCCACCTCGGCGCACTGCCCGCGCACCTCGATCGGCACGAGGCCCCCGAAGTTGACCGTCCCATCGTTGCTTCCGTACAGGTATTCGAGGAACGCCGCCTGGCGCTTGTTCAGCGTGCCGAGCGACTCGATGATCCGGATCAGCGTCAGCCGGAGGCCGTTCTTTTCGCGGACGGGCTCCGACATCACTAGGTAGGCGACGTGTAAAGCCTGCTGGGTTGAGCGGAAGATGGCGTCCATGATGGCTCTATTTTGGTTTGGCGTTGCATTGAATAACAATTGGCCGAACAGCGTATCTGTCGCATCGGCGGCTGTCCTCAATACACTTCGATGGTCGGCGCGCACGAATATCACATGCCACTTCCGGACCACCGAATGGAGATTTCAGCAAGTTTCGACAGCCAGCACACGTGCGCGCCATCGCTCGTTTATCGCCTTCCTCTCGGCGCGCATATACGTCCTGCGGATCACGGTAGGTCCAGCGTTCGCCTTCGTCCTGCCGTCGCCGCGTCACGCGTCCTCCTCGCCGGTCATGCCGAGGAACCGGTAGTCGACGCCGCGCCCCGGCTCGTCGTGGCTGGCCGCGCGCCATTCGGCGGCAAACTGATGTACCCACGGCCCAGTAGCTGGAGGTATCACCAACTTCGGTTCCGGAGTAGGCAGAGGCGTCCAACGCGGGGTGCTAATCGCCCGCATGTTGCGCATCCGCTCCCGGGCCTGGTCAATGCGGCCACCCTCGACGCCCTTCGCGAACCCGGCGAGGTAGTCCAGCGCGTGCGCCACCTCCGGGAACTCGGCGAACCAGCGGCGCGCCTCGACGCACTCCACGCGCCAACGGTCCAGCTCTTCAAGCTCGCGCCGCGCGACCAGTCGTTTCAGCCATTCGAACATGTCGTCTCTCCCCTCAATCCCATTCGACGCCGCGCTGCGCGGCCCACGCCTGCGTCCGGGTGATCAGATCCGCGTACTCGCCGATTGTGATCTTCCCGCGCGCGGTCGAACGGCGCGTGCGGCGGATCTTCCCGCCTTCGCTCACCGTTTCGGCCATGCCGAGGAATTCGAGCACCAGCTTCTCGTGCCAGTACGTCGCCGGCTGCAGCTCTCCGTCGTCGTCCGGCACTTCCTCGGCGATCCGCGGCAGCACCACGCCGTGCCAGAACGCGCGCTGCGAGTCGAGCGCGTCGTGGTCCGGGCTCGTGACGATCACCATCAGCGGCTTGCCGCGGTCGATGAACGACTGCGCGTGCGCCTTCACCACCTGCACGACGGACGCCCAGACCATCGGCGAGCGCAGCATGAACGCGTGAAAGAGTCGGTCAGACATCGTCATCCCTCCAGTCCGGCGGAAGGCCGCGCACCAGCCGCGCGCGCGCCGCCGCCTGCATCGCCTCGATCGTCGCCTGCGCGCCGAAGCTGCGCGGCGCGGCCGGCAACTCCTCCGGCTCCGGATCGTTTTCCGGTTCCTCGGGCAGCGCGCGGCCGACGCGCCGCAGGATTGCGATCGCCTTCGGGAGCGCCTCCGACGACCGCATCGACGCCGCGCGGCGGGACAGCGCCTGGCGCTTCGGGTAGCCAAGGTTGTCGGGCAGCTTCGAGAACGCGCAGCCGATGGTCATCGAGTGCAAGATCGCGTCGAGGCAGATTCGGTCGCTGAAGCGCGACGGCGCGCCGCGCTGGTACACGTACGTGCTGAACAGCGGCTCGACCGACTTCCATTCGGCATCCGTCAGCGGCTTGTACGCGGCAGCTACCGTACTCATCGCGCCACCTCGATGAGAAACGGCTCGCGCACGCCGACGGAAAACCGCTGCGCAGCGCAGAGCGCGGTGCGCACGCGCTGTTCCGGTTCCATGCCACTCGTGCTGTAAAGCGAACCAAGCGCAAATTCCTGACCGCAGCCGCAAGCGTCGAAGTTGGTCGCGCTTTCACCGATCTGATAGTCATTTTCGACACGGAAGACGCGCCCGCGGTACGCGCACAGGAACGTGCCGCCTTCCTCTCGCTCGCTCTCGCGGTGCGCGAAGCCGCCCTTTTTCAGGCATTCGCGCACCGCGTCGACGAACGTCGTGCACATGAACGCGAACGTGTCGACGTCATCCGGTTGCGTCGGGACATTCAGGCTGTGCCCGAGCAGTTGCCCCATGCGGAAAGACGTTGTGAAGCCAATCAGGAACGGGCCCACCCGGTAGATTTTCGGGTCGGCGCGCTCGGACATGATCCAACCGGCAACGCCGGCCGAATCTGCGCCCATGTATACGCGGCCTGCGTGCCGCAGAGCAACAATGCACGTCATGACGCCTCCTTTGGAGTGGCTCGGAAATACGCGACGTGCAGCCCGTCGCACGATTCCGCAGTCGTCCAGTCGAAGCCGTGCACCTCGCCGAGCGCGGTCCAGAAGGCTTCGGCGCCTTCGAACCTGTTCCAGCAGACCTCGCCACCGCGCTGGACCACCAGCAGCGCGGGCGGGTTGCACTGCTGCGTGAAGATCTCGTATTCCAGTGGCGACATCATGTACAGGCGTTTCGTCATTTCGTGACCTCGATGAGACCGCGCTCGATCAGCGCGATATGGGTTGCTGCGATCCATTCGAATGCGAGCTGGCGACGCTCGTCGCGGGTGTAGCGCGCACCTTGGTCGTAATCGCGGTGGCAGTCGGGACAGAGCGGGAACAGCGCGGCATCGCTCGCCTTCATCGACATGCCTTTGCCGTGCTCCGGCAGGTTCGAGTGCGCAGCCTGAGATGGGCCAGGTTTGCCGCAGCACGCGCACGGCAGCGATGCGACAGCGCGCCGATACCGCTCCGACCGGAAGGTGAGCGTTTTCGGGATTCCGACACCGATGAGGCGTGCTACCACGGCCACCCCTTCGGCGCGTCAGCGACCGGCAGGAACTCGCGTACGAGGAAATGCCCGAAGCCGAATGGGATCCGCCACTCGCGCGCGACCAGCACGTCGCTGCGCGATTCCTCGTAGTACTGGGGCAGCGCGAACAGGCCGTCCGCGAGCAGCACCGCCTGCTGCGGCTGCAGCGCAGGGCCGCCCTGCTTCGTGTAGACGCCGTCGGCGCCCAGTTGAATCACAAATCCGCTCACGCTCCCTCCCCGCGCGCCGCCGCGCAGCGCTGACACACTTCGAATTTGCCGAGCTCGAGCAGCCCGGCCGGCCCGACCTCGAATCGGGTGTGACCGCACGCCGTTGTGACCGGCGTGATCAAAGTGGGTATTCCGTCGATCGATACCGCGCGCGGCGCTTCACGCCGGAACCAGTGCGCGCGGCGGCCGAACGCGGCGAGAACCGCATATCCTTCGCGCCACTGCAGCGCGACCGGCTGCCCGGCAGGTACGTCGGCGATGCGGCCGTTGAGGATGAGGCGTTCCATCAGGCCGCCTCTTCAACGTTGTCCGTCACGTCCATGGGCTGGCAGTACACACGACCGGCCCCGATGTCTGGCACCTTGACCAACCCGCGCGCCGCCGCGAACGGATCGCTGCACACTTTCCGACGCGCGCGGTAGCGCCGTGACTTCTCGGCGCCCGTCAGGCGAGCCGGCTCCGGCGCGTTTCGCCCGGGACCTGCGATGAACATCGGGACGGGCTTTCCGCCTGCGGCACGCCTGATCCACTTCAGGATGTGGAACGGCGCCGAAGGGCCAGCGACTTTCTTGTTGGCGTACTTGTAGACGCCCGCCTGCGACAAGCCTGTTCGCGCGATCAATTCGGGCGCCGTCCCGGGGCCGTTCTTCAGTTCTTCCGCGATCCGGTCCAGCACGTATCCCGGAACACCGCGGGCCGAGTGCGGGCGCGGGCCGAATTTCAGCTTCTTCTTCGCATGGGAAACCACTTGCTCATACGTGCGATCCCCGAACTCGTGGAGGTGTTCTTTCAGGCTGCCTTCAGCGAACCAGTACTTCCGCAGCAGCGCTTCTTGCTCGGCGGTCCACTTCATCACACGCCCTCCTGCTTCAGCCCGACGTGCAGAATCGCCAGCGCGTCGGCCGTGTCGTCTTCGTCCGCACCGACCTTGAAGCCGCGCTCGCGCGCGGTCGCGATCATCGCGTCCTTGTTCGCATTGCCGCGGCCGGTCCACGCCTTCTTCACGGTGCCGACCGACACCGGCACCAGGCGCACGCGCTGCACGTCGCACCACGCCTCGAGGTGCGCGACGAAGCCGCCATAAACGTGTGCTGCGATGACGTTCGGGCGCTCACGCGGGCCGTGCGCGCTAACGTGCTCGTAGTAGATGGCGTGGATCTCGCCGGCGGCCGCGTAATGGTTGCCGAGCATCGCGCGGAAGCGCAACCAGCGTTGACCGGGGCCTTCCTTCGCGCGCGCCGACAGGTTCTTCGTGCCGTACGTCAGCACGCCGCCACGTGAAAGAGCCCACCCACAATGTGTGCCGAGATCGAGGCCGAGGATGTTGATCCCCCGGAACGGCGGCGCGACAACCGGCGCGTCAAACTCGGTAGTGATGTCGTTCATGCGACGTGTCTCCACGATCTTCTAGTTGCTATGTCATCGATGGTCGCGCGGCCGACGGCGAATCGATGCGCCAGCGCGCGACGCGCCGTACCGCGCGCCAGCTCGGCCCGAATGGTTCGAACGGCCGCATCGTTCAACTTCGCGCCCGGGTTCGCGACGCCCTGGATGTGCGTTCCGTGCTCGACGCGATCTGCCGAGTTGCCGGCGCGTGTATCCCAGCGGAGGTTCGTAGGCACGTTGTTCGTCCCGCAGTTGTCGCCGTGTGCCACTTCCTTGAGTGGATCGTCGGGGACACCATGAAACGCGAGCGCGACGAGCCGGTGGACCCATTCGGTCCGGGCCTTCGCGTTACGCGACAGAGAGACCTTCAGATATCCGCAGGTGTGGCGGGGAGTGAGGATCTTCCCGGCACGCGTGCCGCGCGCGGGCAGTACGCGGCGCACTCGCCCATGCGATGAAGCCTCGTATTCCGGCCAGCCCGGGATCGTCTTCCAGATCTCAGTCATCGTTGAAGCCCCTCGACTTGGCCGGTGCCGTCCGCGGCGTCGGCACGTACCCCATCGCGAGGTCGCCGAACTTCGCCTGCTCGTGCACGAACGACGCGTACGCCGTGCCGAGCGCGCCGTTTCGCTGCTTCGCGATGATGATTTCCGCGACGCCCGGGTCCGGCGTGTTCTCGTGGTAGACCTCATCGCGGTACAGGAACAGGATCGTGTCGGCATCCTGCTCGATCGCGCCGGAGTCGCGAAGGTCGGCTATGATCGGCCGCTTATTCGGGCGCTGCTCGAGCGCGCGGTTCAGCTGCGACAGCGCGATCACCGGGATGTCGAGCTGCTTCGCGAGCGCCTTCAGGCCGGCCGAGTAGCTGGCGATGCGCAGGTCGTGGCGCTCGTCCGGGCCGCCGGTCATGAGCTGCAGGTAGTCGACGACGAGCAGCTTCAGCCCGTGCTTCCGCTTCACGGCGCGCGCGCGGCTCGCGATGTCGGCGAGGGTCATCTGCGACATTTCGTCGACGAGCAGCGGAAGCTCGGCCAGCCGGCCAACGACTTGTGTCAGCTTCGGCCAGTCCGCATCGGTGAACTGCGATCCGTTGCGCACGCGGTGCAGCGCGATGTCGCCCTGCCGCGCGATCGCGCGCTGGGTCAACTGCGCGCCGGGCATTTCCAGCGAGTCGACCAGCGCCGGGCCAAAGTTGGCGGCGACGTGCTCAGCGATCGCCATCGCCATCGCGGTCTTGCCCATCGATGGGCGCCCGGCCAGGATGATCAAGTCGCCGCCGCGCATGCCACCGCCAAGCTTGTAGTCGAGGTCGGACAGGCCGGTCGACGTCGCGGTCGGCGTGTTGCCGTGGTACTCGCTGTCGATCGTCTGGACGACTGGCGTCAGGTACTCGCCGATGAACTTCGGGCCGTCCGTGCGGCCGTCGGCCAGCGGCTCGAACTTCGATTGCGCAATCGCGACCAGTTCGTCGGCACTGCGCCCCATAGGATTCGCCACCTCGGCACCGATCTCGTCGACGGCCGACAGCAACTGCCGAAGCTTCGCGCGCTCTATCACGATCTCGGCGTAGCGGCGGATGTTCGCCGCACCCGGCGTGCTCTGCACGACCGAATTCAGGTACGGCAAGCCGCCGGTCCGATCGAGCGTCCCGTCGACGGACAGCCGATCAAACACGGTAACTACATCGGCCGTGCGGCCGCTGATGACCAACTTGCTGATCGCCTCGAAGATGATCCGGTGCTCGTACCGGAAGAAGTCGCTGGCGCGCAGTTCGCCGATCCGGTCGATCGCGTCGTTGTCGATCATCAGCGCGCCGAGCACCGACTGCTCGGCCTCGATGCTTTGCGGCACGGCGCGCACGCCGTCCTCGAAGTATTGGTCGGTAGCGTTCATGCTGCATCCTCGACCGTATCGAACAGAGACGGCATCGAGTACTGGCGCTCGGCCGCGCGCAGGTAGTGCACTTGGTCCATGAAGTAGGTCGAGTTGAGCTCGGATCCGCCGCCGCGGCGCCCCTTCAGGATCGCGCGATACGGCACGGTGCCGAGCCCGCAGAACGGGTCATACACCAGTTCGTCTGGATTGCTGTAGCGCTCGATGAGGCGGTCGACGATATCGAACTGCAACGGGCAGACGTGCTTCTCGACCGCGCGCTTCGCCTGCTCGCCATTGAGCGTCAGCATGCGCGTGACGTCGTGCCAAATATCCGGGTGGTGCGAACCTGGCGCGAGGCTCATGAACGTCGACGGCAGCGCGCCGCGGGCTTGAAGCTCTTCGCCGATCTTGACGTGGAACTCGTAGTCGTACACGTTCTCGAGCGTGTACTTCGTGAAAAGGCTCGCGAGCTGATCCGGACCGAGAGCTGCGAGCTCTTCGGCGGTCAGCAGCCGGTCGCCGCTTGAGCGCCAGAAGGCATGTGCGTCGATCTGCCAGCGCGCCAGGCTGTATTCGTCCTTCGACTTGCGAATCGGCACATCGGCATACCCCTTCGAACGGTCAGTCTGCGGCTTGTGGAATAGCAGCACGTATTCCGGAGACCCGACGGCCATCTTCGAGCCGTCCTTGCACATCTCGGTGTACCCGAGGCGGTACGTCTGGTTGTTCTCGCGCACGACGTCGGTGTTGATGGTGATCATTCCGCAGTAGTCGAAGCCGTGCTTCCGCCCGTGGAAGAGTGCCTCGGCATGGAACGGGCTCACGGTCGGAATGCCGGCGCCGGTCACATTGCCGAACAGGATCCGGTCCTTCACATGGCACGCGTAGATGCGGCCCGGCTTCAGGATGCGCAGCAGTTGCGGCGTCAGGAAGTCCATCTGCTGCCAGAAGTGATCGTTGTCTTCGGTGTGGCCGAAGTCGTTGTAGCTCGGCGAATACTCGTAGTGGTTCGCAAACGGGATCGATGTGACGATCAGATCGACGTGATTGTCCGGCAACTGGCGCGCCTCTTCGACGCAGTCGTTGTTCGCAACGGCGAAGCGATCGCCGGTTACCTCGATGCGCTCCACGCCGATCGACCGCGCGAGCGTCTCCTGCATCGCAAGCTGGTTGAGTCCGTACTTACGAATGATCTCGGTCATCTTCTGCACCATTTGTTCGTGCTGCGCCCATTTCTGCTGCAGCGTGCGCAGCACCTCGCGCTCGGCCTCGCTGTACACGATGTCGATACGCACGCGGTGCGGCTGCTGAAACCGTTGGACGCGGTGGATTGCCTGGATGAAATCATTGAACTTGAAGCCGATGCCGGCGAAGATCTCGCGGTGGCAGTGACGCTGGAAGTTGCAGCCCGAGCCGGCGATGACCGGCTTCGTCGAAAGGAGGCGATACGCGCCGTGGCCGAAGTCGACGATGCGCTGCTCCCGCTCGTCGAGATCCTGCGTTCCCCACACGCTCACTGCATCCGGTAGAGCATCCTGGATCGCATGGCGCTCCGTCTCGAGGTCGTGCCAGATGACGAAGTGGTCGGCCGGATCGGCGTCGACGATCTCCTGCACCTTCGCGACGCGCGCCTGGAGGCTGTCGCGCTTCTCGGCCGCCGCCGCGCTTAGGCCGAGCGCCGGATCCTGGAACATCAGCACCTGACCGTCGCGGTCGGTGCCAGCCTTTGCGTAGTCTGTCGGCACCTCGTGGTATCGCACGTCGAGTTCGGGCAGCGCGTACCCGTCGTCGCTGTAGCCAAGGTCGCTCGGGCGCTGGATGAACACAGCCCAGCTCGCGACCCACAACCAGAATTCCTCTTCCTTGTGCGGGTAGAGCGTCAGGTTCCCGGCCTTCTCGCTATCGCGCTGGAAAAAGCGCGTGAGCGCCTGGCCGCTGTCCATCACGCCGAGAAACGCCGCGTAGTGGATCAGTTCCTTGAAGCGATTCGGACTCGGTGTGGCCGTATTGACGAACTTGAACTCGACGCCGTCAAACAACGGCAGGAACTCCTGAAACGTCTTGCTCCCGAAACTGCGCAGCACGCTCGCTTCGTCAAGGCTCGCGGCACCGAACAGGCTCGGCGTCACCTTCCCTTCGCGCACCGACTCGTAGTTCGTCAGGTAGATCTCGCGCTCGTCGCCGATCTCGCTGTCGGAACGGATGAAACGTACGCGCACCGCATGTTCCCCGGCAAAGTGTTCGGCGGCCTGCCCGATGAACTCGTGGCGCACGCCGAGCGGCATCACGATCGCGCACAAGCACGTGCGACGCGCCCCGATGAGGCGCATCAACTCGATTTGCGTCGCGGTCTTGTGCAGCCCGAACGAGGCAAACACGGCTCGCCGCCCGCCCTTCAGCGCCCAGCGCACGATGTCGCGTGTGTGGGGCTTCAGAACCGGATTGAGGTCACCCGGCTCGACGTCGAAACCGTCGAAGCTCGCCATCCGGATCTTGCGACGCAGGAAGTCGATATAGGTGTCGGCGTTCATGCTGCGTCCCGGTGATATTTGTTTTCGAGGCATTTCGCGAAGGCCTCGGGAGACATGAGGAAGTCGATGTCGGCAATGAACGGCGGTTTGCCCGGCTGGGCCTTCGCCTTCCCGGTCAGGAACTCCGACTGCGCGCAGACCGTGAAGAACGCGCGCCACGCGTTCAGGCCTGCCTCGACGGTCGAATAGCCGAACGGCTTGCAGTCCAACTTCGACGCCTCGCGCCAGCGCGCCGCGATCGCGCGCTTCCGCTTGTCGTTCAGCACCTTGACGCGCGGGTTGTCGGGCATCAGGTCGTGATAAGCCTTCACGATGCGGGCGATCGGGCAATGGAGCGCGGCGGATTCCGAATCTCCAGCATTCGCGACGGCCGCGCCGAGCAGGTCGACGACAGGCGCGGGAGCGCCCGAGTCGACAGAGGCGTTAGCCTCTTCATTCCCTTCCTTTCCCTTCCCTTCCTTTCCCTTCCCCTGAGCACGCGTGTCTGACGCGTCATCGACGCGTGGATCACGCGTGGGGGCACGCGTCGAAATGCCCGTCAGATCAAGGTTTGCGGGGGGCGCCGGTAGGTCAGACGGCGTTTCCCGGTTGTTGATGACCTGGTGCTTCGTGAACGTCGGGATGAGGCCGATTTCCTCACCCGATTCTGACGCGTACCGCACGAGAAATCCACGCGTGACCAACGCGTCAAGCACGCGTGAAAAGTCGACGGCGTCGTGCGGCAGAACTGCGAGTTTCAGGGTGCGGGGGCGCCATTTGAATCGGCCCTCGCGATCGGCGCACGTGAAGAGGCCGATGAATGCGACGCGAAGCGGCAGGCCCGTCTCCTGCTCAGCCTCGAACAGATCTTCATGGGTGAAGAGCTCGGGCTTCACGGTCCTAATGCGACCCATTGCTGCCGTCCTTACCGCGAGTGGTGACGTACGCGCGCAACTGCACGAGCGCATCGCCGGCCATCCAGCGGGCCGCGTCGAGCGTCGTTGCTGCGCAAATTCGATAAAGGAGTTCCGATACCTCGGCGAGCCGCGGGTCGGTGATCGGGTAGCCGTCGCGCGTGAACTTCAGCTCGTCGACGCGACGCGCGAGCGCGCGCTCGGTCGGGGTCTGGGATTTCATGGCTCTACCTCACCCACGCGTACAGGAGGCCGAACACCAGCGCGATGGAAACGGCGACCAACTGGTCGATGTACATGTCGATCATGCTGACCTCTTCACTGAACGCATCGCCACCGTCTGCCCCTGCAACCGATCCAGCGCCGCGGTGGCTTTGGTGAGAACGTCGGCCGCGCACCGAATCGTCTCGACGAGCTTCACGGCGTCGTCTTCCGGGCACTTCCGGTCCGGGCGCGCGTGCATCGTCTCGTCGCACACGTAGAACAGGGGCTCGAAGCTGCCGCAGAACCTCATCAGCGCGATGACCTGGCTGAAGCGGAAATGCTCGTCGCCCTTCGGGTTCAAACAGGTCTTCAGCTTCGCGTATGCGCTCTCGGGTTTCATGTCAGGCCAGAGGAAGGAGGCAACTTCCTTGATCGTCTTCCCGCTGTTCGAGACCATGAGTTGAAGCGCCTCATGCTCGTCTTCGTAGAACAATTTCGTTTGCATCCATGTAGCGCTGACGCGCCCCCGGCTTGGTTCTCAGGCTGCCGCTCTCCGTCTCCCCCCTCTCGCCCCATATCGTTAGGGGTTCATAGGGTTTCTCGTTGCGGCCCAAAAAGTGGACCCTGCGGTCCATGAACTACTTGCAGGAAGCCGAATGACAGTCGACCTCTCAGCCCCCGGTGTTTCTGTGAACCGCCCGCGAGTTGCGAACCGTTCAGGCCGTCATCTATTCGTGGTTCGCGAATTCGCCGTGATAGCGCTTCGCCCCTTCTGCGTATGCCTGCTTTGCCGCGTCCAACGTCCCATAAGAGCCGAGACGAATTCGCGATCCGTTCGCATAAATCTCGACGTAATACCGTCCTCTCCGCTGGTCAAAATGAACGCCTTTCACCCCCAATTTGTTCTGGGGAAGTACGGGCCGGTTCATCATGTTTTGGGAGTGCGTACACCGCCGAATGTTGTTGCGACGGCAATTGAGGGGATCACGGTCGCGGTGGTCGACGAGCTCTCCACGCTTCGCGTCCAAGATGAATCGATGAAGGTAGACAACCTTCCCGTCGATCTTGGCTTCAGCGTAGAAATAGACCTGACCGGTGCTCGACGTGATCTTGGGGGCGCGCCATTTGCGGCACGACACGCGCTCAAGATCGCTCTCGTCGATCCACGCGACCAACCCATGCTCGGCCGCGTGCTTACCGGTCAACTTGATCGCCACTGCACCCACCGCTATCTCCCATTTATTGCCCCCGCAAACGACGTAAAAAAGCCCAGCCCTTGGGCCGGGCGAACCTTCCCGCGCCGGGGTGAGCGGGAGGAGACCACCGTTGTGAGCCGCGCGCGGAAGCGCGGCGCAGAAGTTCTTGTTACGTTATCCCGACGACAACACTGACCGGTGACTGAACATCGTCACTCGCCGCTGCAGCATCAACTCCGTCGCCCCAGATATCGGGCCGAAGGTCGACCAGCGTGAAGCGGGAATCCTGTTTCACGATTCGTTGGCAAAGCGAAGGACCAGGCTTTCGCTTCCCCATCGAGCACAGATACAGGTAGTTGACGCTGGACCCGATCGCCTCTGCGAACGCCTTGCGTTCTGCCGGCTTGGTCTGCAGGAAGTACGTTCGAAGGTCCATGTCAGTCGTCGATGCAGTGGAGGATGACTGGACTATAGATCAAAACGATTCACATCAGCAAATCTTTTTGCATGTTTATCAAAATGATCTCAGGAAGTAACCTTTACCTCATGAAGACCTGCCTCGACATTCGGCTCGACAATGCGCGCGCACTAGCCAAGGGTGGTCCCGCAGAGTTCGCGCGAGTACTCGGCATGACGTCTCAGCAGGCCAACCAGCTCATCGGCCCGAACCCCAAGCGGGGCATAGGTCACGAGAAGGCTCGCGAGATCGAGGCTGCGTTCGGAAAGGAATCTGGGTGGCTTGACCACGACCATTCTTCAGTCGACCTAGATCTCTCGATCAGCGGTCAAAACAGCGCTCTGAGCGACGAAGCAAAACGCTTGATTTCGTGTGTCGTCCGGCTGGACTCGGTCGGCGAACTCGCCCGCAAAACATTCCTCATACATGCGGGTTTACTCCAACTTTCCGCAGCCTTCATTGAATTCCAAACTGGCTCAGCGCAGTCCCAAATGCTGGCTGAAATCGACGAACTACTGGGGCCGCGTGTCGATTCACAGACGGGGCCATCCAATGAGCGAAATTCAACGAAGCAATGATGTCGTCGACCTGAGCGAATACAGAGCAAGGGCGTATAGAAAAAGCTCGACTAGCACCTCCAGTGGCTCCCCGAACATCGAGGAACTGCTTCGTCAAGTTTCATATCATTTGTTGATGGCCGCTCGGGCCATTGCATCTCACTCATCTTCGGGCAGATGAGGAGTCGTCAAAATGACCAAAGAACGATGGATTACATCCAGCGTTATCGTGCTCATTCTCGGGTACGCCTTCCTTGCTGAGCGCCAGATGAACAACAGCCCCACAAAACTCTCTGAGCGCGCCCCTGCAACTCAATCGAACATCTCGAAACCTGGAGACGATGCCAAATATGAGCACGCGTTGACGGGATATAGAACCCTTAGAAACGCCATGCGTGATCCGGACAGCTTCGTGCTCGAATCAGCCTTGTTGATCAACGGCACCGGATCGGTCTGCTACGACTACCGCTCACGTAACGGGTTCGGAGGCATGAATCGGGGGGCTGCGGTCCTTCCTTCAGGCGTGAACGGAATCATTACAGACGACATGAAAGGGTTCATTCCAGCATGGAATAAATACTGCGCGAATAAGGTTGGCACGGAAATCTCGGCAGGCCTCAAAGCCTTTGATTGAATGTGAGAATCGAATCTAGCGGGGAGCCTCACAATGAAAACCACAGGAGTAATCGTCCTCGTTTTAGCCCTTATCGGCTTGATTGCATCGCTCGCGATGGATGTGACGGTCGGCACCATGAATGGCAGCAGAGTCGTCAACTTCGGCTTGGTGGCTGAGCGCAACTCGATTCAGATGATCTCCGGATTTGCTGCGCTATGCGGCGTGATCCTGATTGCGTTGGGCGGCCGACGCGCCGCGGAATCTCGATCCGACGAGGAGCGAGTGCCGTGCCCAGCATGCGCCGAACTCATTCTGCCAACTGCAAAAATCTGCAAGCACTGCCATTCAGAAATTGAGTCTCATCTTCAGGCTATGTCGTTTTCACGTGAAGAACCAGTTGTTGACGCAGTTATCAATGAACCTATATCGCCCGCAGCAGGTAAGTTCGAGCTCTACTATGTCCTCGTCGTTCTCGTTCTCACCGCTATCATTGCGGCAATCGTAAAGTTCAACCTTTCATAACAAATTCGCTTGGCTGAACGATTCTCCCTCCTGCGACCGCAATAAGCGCAGTTGCGCGCACCGAACGATAAGAGCCCCGCCCCGCGCGGGGCTTTTCATTTCCGCCGCTCAAACCCTTCTCGCCAGAGCGTCGCGCCGACCGACGTCAGCAGCGCAATCTCTTCGTCGCCAAGGCGATCCCAGGCTTCCGCCAGCCAGCCAGCGAATCCCGCGCATGTTTCATCGAGTGGCACATCGGCCCGTTGCTCGACGTTCAACCGCTCAAAGATCGTGATCACGTCGAATGGCGTCATAGCGTTCTCCCATTGAGCAAACAGTCTAGGTAACTGGCAGCCCCTGAGCCGGGGCTTTTCGCATCCGAGCCCGCCGCGCGCGGGCTTTTTCTTTTGGGACACGCGAATCTCTGCCCGCGCCCCGTGTAGCCCCTATCGGACAAATCGCATCAATAGAAATATTTTTGCCTCTCGTCGCGACCGACAAGAATCATTTTGCTTTACTTCGCAAATCATTTTGCTACACTTCAGTCATCGCTTCACGAAGCAGTTCAGACCAGCAGGAGCCAGCCATGAAGCACATCGCAACCGTCATGTTCGTTCTCGCCATCGCCGCGGTTATCGGCAGCGTCGTGAACCGCGAGCTGCACTTCGTGGCTGACCAGATTCACGCGGCGCTTGTCGTCGCACCGACGCGCTGACCACCCGCTCCCGCTACAGGAGAAAGACCATGACAACCGACGTGAATAACTTCGACCCGCGCTTCACTGTCACGCTTGCGGCGCTCCGCAAAGCCGGCGCGTGCTACGAGGGCTACAACAAGCTGGTTCGCTCGATCCAGGGCAAAGCGTTCAGCGCGGAAGACGCGGATCGCAACAGCTACATCCCCTTCAAGCACGACGCCGAAATTCCGTTGCTCGACATCCTCAAGAGCAACGGGCTCGACGATGCGCTATGGACGCTACGCTGCATATCGGGTGCCGACCGCGATCTGCGCTTGTTCGCCGTCTGGTGCGCGCGGCAGGTTGAGCACCTGATGGAAGATCAGCGCAGCAAAGACGCACTGAACGTCGCCGAGCGCTTTGTCAACGGTGAGGCTACCGATGAAGAACGGGCCGCCGCATGGGACGCCGCATGGGACGCCGCATGGGACGCCGCATGGGCCGCCGCATGGGCCGCCGCACGGGACGCCGCACGGGCCGCCGCATGGGACGCCGCAGGGGCCGCCGCATGGGCCGCCGCACGGGACGCCGCACGGGCCGCCGCATGGGACGCCGCAGGGGCCGCCGCATGGGACGCCGCACGGGACGCGCAAAAAGAGATGTTCGAGCGGATGTGTCTCGGCACCGCTCCTTGGCAACAAGCCAAGGTTGCCGCCTAACAAACCTCTCCCGCTACAGGAGAACGATGATGCAAACCGATCTGCTTTCCGCCCTGAAGGCTGCCCACCTCGCCGCGTATCGGCGCGACGACCACGAGCAGATGAACGTCGCCGCGCGCGCGATCAGCTACGCGGCGTCCGGCGAGCGCGAGCTCGCGCAGCAGCTGGCCGAGCAGCACGGCCTGATCGCGGTCGAGGCCTGACGTGCACGCGATCGCTTCGTACCAGCGCGGCTGGAACGACCGGATGCTCGGCCGCCCGTTCGCGCCGGCCAGCCAATTCGACACCGCATACCGCGCCGGCTATGCCGACGCGCGCGGCGCCTGATCAGTCGAGGTCAGTCATGAGAGTCACGAAAGCAGCCCACCGCGCAGCCCGTAAGTCGTTGGACGGCAAGTGCCGATTCCTCGGCTTCGACGGCCGCACGTACCAGGTACTGACGCTGCACGACCTGCCGCAGTGTCCGTCGGTGCGCATCGAGGCCGCGTATTCCGCCGGCCGGATGGTGCGGCCGCGCTGAACCCCGAATCGCGCGGCGGCGCCGCGCTGTAGTCCCGCTGTTCCACTAGATCGAGAGGTAGACATGAACACCGAACTTCACATTGACCTTCAGAAAGTCGAATCGTCGCGCATCCATAGCATCGGCTACGACGCCGAATCGCAAACCCTCGCGATTCGTTTCTTGCGCGGCGATCAGCCCGGCCCCCTCTACTACTACTCGAACTACCCGACCGAGGAGTTCGAGAAGTTCACGAACGCTGAATCGATCGGCTCGCATTTCGCGCGATTCATCAAGCCGTTCGATAAGCGCTTCCCGTATCGAAAGATCGACGAGTAGTAATCAGCCTGAGACAAGGCACGGCGAGATAGGGCCACGCACGATTGGGTATAGCAAGACATCGCAAGGGCTGTTTCCAGCGATCAGGCTGCGGCCTGATCGGTGCGAATAGCGCCGCGTGGCTCGGCTCGGCGCGGTAAGGCTAGACGCGGCTTAGCCCGGTAGGGCATCGCAAGACAAGGGTTGTTCGCAGGGGTTAGGCGAAAGCCTAACCGGTGCGAATAGCACCATGGCTCGACGCTGCGTGACAGGGCCAGACTGGGCTGAGCGCGGCCCGGCATGGCACGGCAAGGTTTCCAACGAGAGGAAGACATGAAGACCGCAATCGCAACCATCAAAGGTGTTTCTCCATACTCACAGTCGAAGCACTACAGCACCGAAAAACTCCCGAAGGAGTTGGCGAAGGATTACGAGACGCGCACCTGGCGCGATCGGCTTCACGCTACCGATGACGGCACCGTGTTCATTCCGCCGATGTCGTTCAAAAACTGCCTGAGTGAAGCGGCGAAGTTCCTGTCGCTCCAGATTCCCGGCAAAGGGAAAGCGACCTACACGAAGCACTTCGAAGCTGGCGTGCTCGTGACGGACGCACTTCACCTCGACATCAAGAAAGACGATGTTCCCGGTGAATGGCTGTTCGTGCCGGCCGACGGTATCCGTGGCTCGGGTAAGCGTGTCGAGAAGTGCTTTCCGGTCATCCATCAGTGGAGCGGCGACGTCACATTCCACATCCTCGACGAAACGATCACACGGGATGTGTTCGAGCACGTCCTGACGCAAGCGGGCGCCTTCATCGGCATCGGCCGATTCCGTCCGCGCAACAACGGCTTCTATGGCCGCTTCAAGCTCGAAAGCTTGAACTGGCAGTGATTTAGCAAGGCGCTGCGGGCCGCGTCAGGGCAAGGCTAGGCTGGTCCCGGCATCGCTCGACTGGTCGCCGCATGGTGTGGCAAGTCCGGACTGGACAAGACAAGGTTTCCATCGAGGATCAAATGAGCAACCAACCTGATTTCAAGCTAAGCGCGGATAGCGCAGCACTCGTATCGCGCCTCAAAGAGGCATCGGTCGGTGAAGTAGTCAGCTACGAAGCGCTGTCGAAGATCGTCGGTCGCGACGTACAGAGCGTGGCGAGCGGTGCGCTCCACTCGGCTCGCCACATCGTCCAGCGCGAAGTGCGCGTGATTTTCGGCGTGATTCGCGGAGTTGGCCTGAAGCGACTGAGTAGCGAGGAAATCGTCGATGCGTCGACGAAGGATCGACACAAGATTCGGCGTCACGCAATCCGGTCTGCGCGTAAGTTGGTTTGCGTCGACTACGACCAGCTCACGCCGAGCAAGCAGGTCAAGCACAACGCTGAACTCGCCGCCTTCGGCGTGTTGCAAGAGATCACCACCGAGAAGGCAGTCGAACGCATCAGCAAGAAAGTGGAGGAAACGAAGTCCACGTTGCCGATCGCTAGAGCCGCAATGGAAGCGCTCGGCAGCGTGAGTTGACTAGGCTACCGAAGCCAGCACGGCTCCAACAGTGCCTTCGCGGGTGGGATGCCCGCCATAACACAGGCAACCGAGGTGTGACATGAAGGTGAAGATCAGCGGCTTTATTCAGGCCCGGCAGTCGAGCGTCACGGACGCCCTGCACTTCTCGTTCTCTGCGTTCGACGACATGACCCAGTACGGCTACGTCGCCGTCATGCCGCACGAGATCGAGATCGACCTGCCGGAAGGTTTCGACATTCGCGCGAAGCAGGTCGACGCGCTCGAGAGCGAGAAGCGCCGCCTCGGCACCGAATTCACCGCGCGCGTCACCGAGATCGACAGCCAGATCCGCTCGCTGCTCGCAATCGAGAACGGGGCGACGTCGTGAGCCCGATGGCCCTCCGCCCCGCCCTGCGCCGGTACGCCGCGCACCTGAACCGTCGGCAGCGCCGCGCGTGGATGATTGCTCGGCTCCAGCGGTCGCCGCGCGTCGCGATCAGCAGCGGCTGGCTGCCGCGCACGGTGGCGCGCACGTACGCCTACGTCAGCGTCGGAGGCAAATGATGAACGCACTCACACATTCGCCCGGCCCGTGGGAATGGGTCGGCAACTGCCTGGAAAGCAAAGCGCCGGGCCACTATGAATCGGTGCTCGAGGCGAAGGTCAGCTGCGGCCAGTTCTGCTACGGCGGCAGCGTCGAGCTGACGATCAGCGACGCCGACAAGAAACTGATCGAGGCGTGCCCCGACCTGCTGATGATCCTCGAAATCATCGCGGCCGACGACGACGCGGCGCGCCGCGAGCGGCGCCAGCCGCTGCTCATGAGCGGCGTGCGCATGGCGCTCGACGCGGCGCTGATCAAGGCCGGCCGCAAGGCTGCGCCGGTACGCAACGGAGATTGACATGATCGACTTCACCGACAAGGAAATTCTCGCCATTTGTGATCGCGTGCAAGCGGAGTTGACGGAAGGCGGAAAGATCGCGCTCGGCTACGAACTGGACGTCGCTTTCGGTCGCGCAATAGCCGAGGCAGCGCTCGAAAAGGCTGCGCCGGAGCCGGTGCGGCACGTGACGATCGCGGGGGTGCGTGATGAGTGAGTGCTATTGCGATCACGAGATGCCATCGGTGTATGTGCGGGAAACGCGCAAGGCGCGTAAAGAGCACAAATGCGATGAATGTGGCTCAAAGATCAAGCCGGGGCAGCAGTACGAGCACACCTTTGGCATTTGGGACGGCCATCAGGATCGGATCAAAACATGCGAGCGCTGCGTGGGCATGCGCGAGTTCGTGAAGGCTCATGTCCCGTGCTTCTGCTGGGAGCATCACAACCTGTATGAATGCTGCATAGACACGGCAAGCGAATACGCGCACGAAGCCCCCGGTCTGTTGTTCGGCACATATCGCCGCTCGATTCGGCGGGAGGCATGACATGCGCTGGCTAGACCGACTGCACGCCAAACACCCTCGCCTGACGATGGCCGCCGCGATCCTGATCGTGTTCGCCGCCCTCTACGTCGCGAGAGAGATCGACCACACGAACTCGGACCTGCTCCGGTGGCAGCTTGCCGCCGCGCGCACGGCCTGACCACCTCTGGAGCTACAACGCCATGAACGCACTCACTCAGCGCGAATCCGGCACCCTGCCGTCAATGCAGGTTGACGAGAAGGAACTGATCGACGTCCTACGTAATTCGCTCTATCCGGGCGCACAGGACGCTTCGATCAAGATGGTTCTGAGCTACTGCAAGGCAGCCGCCCTCGATCCGATGCAGAAGCCCGTGCATATCGTCCCGATGCAGGTCTCGACCGGCAGGAAGGACGAAGACGGCTGGGACATCAAGGAAAACCGCGACGTCATCATGCCGGGCGTCGGCCTGTACCGCTCCCAGGCAGAACGCACCGGACAGTACGCCGGGATTTCCGAACCCGAGTACGGGTCGCCGAAGCAGCTCACGTTCGATTCCGAAGTGTGGGAGTCGGTGAACGGGAAGCGCGTGAAGCGCTTGCAATCGGTCACGATCGAGTACCCCGAGTGGTGTCGCATTACGGTCGAGCGCGTTGTCGATGGTGAAGTGCGCCGCTTCACAGCACGCGAGTACTGGATCGAGAACTACGCGACGAAGAGCAACAAGACGACCGAGCCGAACGCGATGTGGAAGCGCCGCCCTTACGGCCAGATCGCGAAGTGTGCTGAAGCGCAGGCACTACGGAAGGCATTCCCCGGCAGCGTCGGCTCGCAGCCGACCGCCGAGGAAATGGAAGGCAAGCAGTTGCTTGATGACGATCGCATGATCGACATGCCGCAGTCGTCGAAACCGCCCGTCGATCAGCCGCAGTCGCGCAGCGCGAAAGCAAAGCCGGCGGACGTCACCGACGTCGATTCAACTCCCGCCGAAGCCGCCCCTGCTGCGCAGTCGGCTGCATCTGGTGGCGAGAAGCCGGTGGCGAAGCCCATCAGCGAAAGCATGCTGACCGTGCTGAAGAAGAAGATGGAAAACGCCGGCGTCGGTGAAACCGACCTGAAAAAGAAGTTCGGCATCGGCCTCGATAGCGTAACGACCGCGAACTATAACGCGATCACCGACTGGCTGAAGGACCCGACGCAATGAGCACGCTTCACTTCGATGAGGCGCGGCACGAGTATCGCGTCGACGGTCGGCTTACCCCGGGCGTGACGCGGTTGCTCTCGCCGTTGGTCGACTACTCGATGATTCCGCGCGAGACGCTGGAGCGCGCACAGCAGCTCGGCGTCGCCGTTCACAAGATGACCGAGCTGTACGACAACGACGACCTCGACGAAGACAACTTGTCCGACGAGCTGCGCCCGTATCTCACGGCGTGGATCCGCTTCCGTAACGAATGCCACTTCGAACCGAACACGATCGAGCACCGGATGGCGCACCCGCTCTATCGATACGCCGGCACGTCCGATCGCACCGGCATCGTGAAGAGCCGGCTCGCGGTGATCGACATCAAGAAGATGTTCGTGCTCGGGCCGCAGATCGGGCCACAGCTCGCCGCCTACCAGAAGCTTCACGAGGCCGAAGGCCTGAAGGTTATCGACCGTTACGCCCTCGGCCTGCGGCCCGATGGCACGTATCGACTGCAGCCGTACGCTGATCCGCTCGACTGGCAGTGCTTTCTATCCCATCTCACGATCCACAACTGGAAGGCGAAATATGCAACCCGCTGATCAAACCCAAGACGGCCCGCTGGTCAACCTCCACTTCGACCGGCCACCGGCGACGCTGCAGAAGACCGCGCAGGATGCGCTCGCGACCGCGAAGTCGTACGTGATCGACAGCCCCGAGATGTACCAGCTCGCGGCCGACGAACTCGCGCAGATCAAGACGCTGCAGAAGAACGTCGAGAAGCAACGCACCGACATCACCGGCCCGATGAACGCCGCGTTGAAGGCGGTCAATGCGCTGTTCAAGGCACCGGGCGACTGGCTTGACCAGGCAGAACAGATCCTGAAGCGCGCGATGCTGGGTTATCAGCAAGCCGAGGAACGCAAGCGCCGCGAGGAACAGGCCGAACGCGAGCGCCAGGCCGCCGCCGAGCGTGCACGCGTGCAGGAGGAAGCTGCTGCCGAGCGCGCACGTTCCGAGCGCGACGCTGCGGCGCTGCGCCAGCAGGCTGAACGCGCACAACAGACCGGCGACGTCGAAGCGGCGGCGCGGCTGGCAACGCAAGCAGAAGCGCGTCAGGAACAGGCTGACATGCTCGTCGATGAGCTTTCGGAGACGAAGCAACTGATCTCCGCGCCGACTGTCGAGCAGGCGTTACCTAAAGTCAAGGGCGTGTCGACGCGCACGGTCTGGAAGGTCGAGGTAACCGACAAGCTGGCGTTCGTGAAGTACATCGCCGCGCACCCGGAATACCTCGAACTCATCGAGCCGAACATGCCGGCCGTGAACAAGCTCGGTCTCGCGCTGAAGAAGGCGTGCCCGCTCGAAGGCGTGCGCGTCTACGAAGACCAGCAGCTCGCGTCGCGCGCCGCGTAACCGCGTCTTCACCCCCACAAAGGATCGTCATGTCCGAATTCCGCTTCTTCAAGATCAAGATGAAGGTCACGAGCGTCAATGTCCGGCAGGAACTGAACGGTGAAGAGCACCGGCTCGCCATGGACATCGGCCTCGAATTCAACCAGTCGAACCGCGCGCTCGACAAGCTCGATAGCCGGCTGCTCCAGACCTTCTACTGGAAGTCGCCGACCGGGCCGGCACAAGACGACCTCGACGGCGTCGAGCGCGTCACCGACTACCCGAACCTGCGCTTCGAGCACCTGGTCGCGCCGTTCAAGTGGGCCGAGAAGTACGAGGAAGGCCTGTTCCGCGTGCACCACGGCGACGACGACTCGAACGACATCGTGATGCGCGAAGCGAAGATCAACGAGATCAAGTTCTGGCCGAAGGAAGGCGGCACGGTGACGTTCAACGCGCGCGTGCAGTGCCACCCGGACGAGGCCGACGTCGCGCGCATGTGCACGGTGTTGCAGAGCGAAATCACGGGGACGATCGACACGGATCCGGACGACGACGAGCCGCCCGCGCCGACCGAGAAGGTCGAGAAGCCGGCACGCGCCGGGCGCCTCAAAAAAGGCGCCAAAAACGGACAGGCCGACGCTTTCGCCGACGCGGCCCAGCAGATCGCGGACGGCCAGACGGCCGCGTAACTGAACGGGCGAAGCCGCCGGCCGACAGGAATTGGCGCGATGCGCGGTTCTCCGACCGCGCCGGCGGCAGAGCCCCTACCCGAGGTGACTATGTATCTCTCAGACGATCAGATGGCCGTCGTTTCCGGCACCAGCATTCGCGGCTGGGAGGAAGTCGACTTGCCGGTGGGTCGGCAGTCGTTGCCAGCGTGGGTCGCTGGCGCGCACGTTGACTGGAAAAACGGCCGAGTGAATTCGCCCGACGTGCTGCTGAAATTGCGCGGCAAGAATTTCGACTGGCCCGACAAGCGCTGGGCCAAGGAAGCAGACGGCATGTATATCGCGCGGCACGCTGATGGGCGCGCCGAAGTCATGTATCACCGCGGCGCCATCAGCATGGTGGAACTGAAAGACGAACGGCAGCTCAGCGCCGGCGTGAAACCTTCTGACCTGGCTACGGTAAAAGTCCGCGCTACCACGCAGCAAGACGGGTTCGCAGGCCGCCACTACTGGCTGATGATGGAAGATGGCGAACCCCTTGTGCTTCGCGGACCCTGGCACGGTGGCGCACCTGCCGGGTACGTCGAAGTACTGACGGTCGACATGGACACGTCCTGGAACAGAGATTACCGCTGGTATCAGGGTCGCCCTTGGTTCAAACGCGGTGCTTGCTTCGGCCTGTACATCACCGAAGACCTGTTCCTGCGAATCGTCGCGCATTACGCCGCACACGCCCGGGTTGCACGCGTGACGCACTCCTACGGCCCGCGGCTCGACCTGCATCGAGCCGAATGGGGCATGCCGAAGGAGTTCATCTACGAGCTCGAGCGCGGCCGCGCCGTACGCAAAGAGCCGGCCGGCGAGTTCTGGCGTGTCTACTGGGACAACCACGAGGGCTACTGCGGCTCGCTGCGCATCCCGACGTACGGCTTCCGTCCGGAAGTGACCGACTTGCCGACGGCGGCAGATCACGAACTCGCCAATCGGAGGCCGTGGTGACCGCCCTTGCCGAAGCCTTCGATCGCGCCGCCGGCAAGAAAGGGCCGTGCACGCCGTGGAATCCGTCGCGCAGCGCGATGCGCCGCGTGCGCAACCCGCTGCCTGCACCGACCGAGTGCCGCTTCTGCGGTGGCGCCGTGCGCATCGCGCGCAACAGCGAGATCTACGGCCGCGACTTCGGCGACTGGCCGTGGGCGTACCTGTGCGGCGGCTGTCGCGCGTACGTCGGCATGCACCCGCAGACCGCGATCCCGCTCGGCACGCTCGCCGACAACGAGACGCGCGCGGCGCGCATGCGCGCGAAGGCCGCGTTCAACCCGCTCTGGCAGCGCGACGGCATGTCGCGCAGCGAGGCGTACAGCTGGCTCGCCGCCCGGCTCGGCATCGCCGTCGGCGAGACGCACATCGGGTGGTTTGACGTTGCCATGTGCGACCGCGTGGTCGCCGTTATTCACCAGGAGCACCAATGACCGATACGCAAGATCCGCTGTGGCGCGCGCTGACGCGCCTCGAGCACGCCGAGCTGAGCGACGTCGATCGCAACCTGCTCCGGCCGGCGTTTGCCGCGCTGCACGGCAGCCAAGCGATGCGCCTCCCCGAGACCGTCATGGCGCGCATCCGGCACCTCGACGCGACGCTGCCGAAGACCGAAGCGGCGTAACCGAGCCGCCCACGTTACGAGATGACCACCATGATCCGCTCTCTCCCGAACTGGATGACGTTGATTCTGCTGCGCGTGCACGGCCGCGCTGCGCGCACGCCCTACTTCGACCTGCCCGGCTACATGCTGCGCAACTGGATCCTTGGCGCGCGAAGCGTCGAGCGCAATCGCGACAACCCGGCGTGGGGCGATGCCGCGCTGCCGCGCGCCGGACTGATGTACCGCTGGCTATGCACGCGCATCGCGATCCGCGCACACACGATCCTCCGCAGCGACCGAGATCAACACCTGCACGATCACCCGTCGTGGTCGGTCTCGATCGTGCTCGACGGCGGCTACTGGGAAGTGTTCGAACCGACTCCGTTCGCGCTGAGCTGTCCGCTGATGTACCGCAGCGCACTGGAGACGATCAAGCAGTCGTGGATCGCGCCAGAACGCGCCGGCGACCACCTGTATCTGAACGACTTCGGCATCTATTGGCGCGGTCCGGGTGCAATCGTCGTGCGCCGTGCCGGCGACTTTCACCGGCTCATCCTGCCGCGCGCGACGGTCGCGAAGTCGATCTTCGTGATGGGGCGCCGCACGAACGCATGGGGTTTCCTGACGCCGCACGGGAAGGTGGGCTGGCGCGCGTATCTCGCGAGCGCTGACGCGACGACGCAGCGGGACGAAGAAGTCAAGGAAAAGTGAACCACCAGCCGCGCGGCACCCGTCGCGCGGCAACCACCGGCCTTAATGTCGGCGGCATGGGTGATGGGTGGGCGCCGTCACGCCGGCTTATTCATGCCAACGCTGCCATATGCGAACCGTGTCGCCGACATTGAGGCTTGATCTACTGATTTAGAGGTGCAACCGTGAGCAAAAAGGCGTGGTCTCCCGAGGAGCTTGAGATCATGAAGCGTGAATACCCGTGTACTCATACGCCGACGCTTGCCAAGCAGTTCGGACGAACGCCAACTTCGGTGTATCAGAAGGCTCTCAATATTGGGTTGCGCAAGTCGGCTGAATACATGGCTAGCCCCGAAGCAGGGCGCACCGATGGCAAACGCGGGGGCGCCACGCGATTCAAGCCGGGTCAGGCTGCGTGGAACAAAGGCATAAAAGGTGTAGTTGGCATTCAAGATAAGTGCCGCGCCACGCAATTCAAAGCCGGCCACGCGCCGCATAACACATTGCCGGTCGGCAGTTACCGCACGAACAAGGATGGTCATCTTCAATGCAAGATCGGCACGGCCAAGAGTTCAAACAGCAAGCGATGGCGCACCGTCGCAGAGATCGTATGGTGCGATGCGAACGGGCCGCTTCCACCGGGGCATTTTGTTGTTTTCAAGCCGGGAATGTTCACGAATAAGCTTGAGGAAATAACCCTAGATCGCGTGGAGTGCATCAGCATGGCCGAGAACGCTCGACGAAACCATCCGCGCAGTAAATCGCCCGAACTGGCGAAGCTTGTCCAGTTGAAGGGTGCGATCACCCGTCAGGTCAATCGAATCGCCCGCGAGGCGAAGGAGCAAGAGTCATGAGCACGATCACCGATATGCGTGAACACCTAATGCAGACGCTCGCAGCGTTACGCGATCGCGAAAACCCGATGGACGTTGATCGTGCGCGAGCCGTCGCGCAAGTTGCCGGCGTCTTGGTCGATAGTGCCAAGGTCGAAGTGGACTACATCAAGGCGACAGGGGAGACCGGCGACTCGCTCTTTATCTCTCCACTCAATAGCGATCCCGAGCGCCTTCTCAACGGCGCCAAGGGCGAAATCGAAAAGACACCGACCGGGTTCGTCCATCGCATCCGCGACTGACCACTTGAGGACCAAACACCATGACGACCAATGAAAATCCCGCAGCCGTGCGCGTGTGCGCAATCGCCGACATCCAATGCTCGCGTGGCTGCGGAACTGGCGCATGTAAGCGTGAAGCCGAATCGTTGCAGCCCACAGCAGCGCCGGCCGACCTCCAAGGGCTGCGGCGATCGATCCTTACGTCGCGCGAGATCGTGCGCGACCAGGACGGCATGCTGTCGCATCCCGCCGTTCCATACCTCGACGAGGACGTGAACTACGAGACATTCTTCGCTGCGTTCGGCATCGAAGCCACGTTCATCCACATGGAGGATGACGTCGATTGCGATACGTACGATCGGTACTTCGCATCCAATAGTCCGGACTGCTGCACGTGGACGCCGAGCAGCCCGCAGGGCGATGGCTGGATGCTGCTTGAAATTTACGACACCGAGGACGGCCCGGTCGCGCTGTATGTGCGCGAGAAGAAACCCGAGTCGATGCGCGAACGATGGAAGCGTGAAAAACGGGAAAGTGATGCGGCCGCACCCTCGCCGGCGGACGCGCGGATGGAGTTCGTAGAACGCGTGATGGGAATGTTCGAAGCGTGGCCGAAGGGCGAACCTGGCCCTACTGACGAGCCCGAATCTCATTATCGCTTTGGCTATAACACCGCTCTCGAAGATGTTCTAACTGCGCTCGACGTAGGCTCACCGACGCGCCGCGCCGCATCAGCCAACGAGACGGGGGCGGAAGTGGCACAGCAATTGAGCGCCGAAATCGCCGAACTAAAGATCAAGCTCGTCTCTTACGAGCGCGAGCGCGAAGACCAAACCCGTTATCTTGCGGCGCAGTCGGAAGAAATAGCAGCTCTTAAATATCAGCTGGCGCAGGCAGACGCTCGGGTCGGGCTGACGGATAGCGACGTATTCACGCTGATCGGCCATGCCGAACTGCTGCGCGGACGCGGCGAAACTGACATGCCGGCGTGGTGTCTCGGGCTCGCACACCGCATCGCGTTCGGCATCGACAAAGCGCTCGCGGCACGCGTCGCCGAAATCCGGGTGAAATTCGAACTGCCACCTATCACCGACTGCTACGAGGTCGATCACGGAACGCATGTCGAGTGGCGTCCGATCCACAAAGAGCCGGAGCCGCGCGCCGAGGTGACGAGTGCAGCACGCGACGTGCTAGCCGAGCGCCGCCGACAAGTCGAGCAGGAAGGCTGGACGCCGGAGCACGACGATGCACATTCGACGGGCGACATGGCTCTTGCTGCCGCATGCTACGCCGCAGCCGACAACGCGAACTACCCGCCGGCCGAACCGCCCGATCTCTGGCCGTGGGATTCGGATTGGTGGAAGCCGTCGGATGAGCGCCGCAATCTCGTGAAGGCCGGCGCGCTGATCATCGCCGAGATCGAGCGACTCGACCGACGTCCTGATTGCGTGCGTGCTGCCGATGAGGCGTGCGCGGACGTGCAGAAACTGGTGGATGGTATCGACGCTGCCCGCACCGGAGCCTCATCATGACCACTCCCCGAATCAAGAACGACGACATCCTCGCGCAGCTCGCAAGCGGCACGAAGACCATCTATCAGCTCGCATTCGCGCTTGGCGTTCAGCCTGCCGTTCTTCAATGTCGAGTCGACATGCTCTTTTATTCGGGCCGCGTTCGCATCGACTTGCGATGTACGAATGATCTTGGCTATTGCCTCGCACCGGCCGAACCACCGCCGCGAGCGACGCTCGATACGCCGGTAGGAGAACGACGCACCGGCCCGAACCTTCAATCGACGCTCTCCGGATACGATCGCGAATTCGCGTGCCGTCGAGAACTTGCTATGGCGACGAGGACGCGATGAGTAACAGGGAGAAACAGTCGCCAGAGCGCACGTGCTCGTGGACGCTCGCAGAATGCAGGTCGGATATCTGGGAGACGTCCTGCGGAAAAGATGTCGCGCTCGATGATACGCCGCAGGAATACGGCATGTGCTATTGCTGCTACTGCGGTGGCAGATTGTTTAGTTTTGCAGAAAAGGAATGCAAGGTGTGGAAATGAAGAAAATTCTGTCACGAGAGGAAGTCGAACGCCTCTGGCATAACTCGAATAACGACGGCACGCTATGCAGTCAGTTGATGAGTTTTTCCGCAGCCCTCGAATCCGCATTGCTGGAGAAATTGTACGGGCAGCCGGTAGGCAAAGCTGGGAACATGCCGGGCATCCATGGTTTCACGATGGCAGCGTTTTATGCCGATGACGTGCCGGTCGGAACGCCCCTCTACACCCGCAACCGGAGCAAAGTATGAGGCGGCTGCTTTGCTTTGTTGGCTTTCACGGATGGGTTATTTGGAGTGACAAGCCATATGGAAAATTCCGCACTTGCTGCCACTGCCAGAAAACACAGATACGGGGTGTGGGGATGAACGGAATCGCCCCATGGCATACGGTAAAAATGGAGAAGGCCAATCATGAAGATCACCGATGACATGTTGACGGAGTGGTTTCCGGAAAATATCAAGCCGGTTCACATCGGCTTGTACCAGCGATATTACGGAGATGATCTAACGGAAATTCCAGACTATTGGGACGGTAGTCGCTGGTGGATCTGTGCAGAGGACGGAAATATAGTTACAGAATCAAGAGGACTTTCGCTACTATGGCGCGGCCTGAAGGAGAGGCACCATGGATGAACGCGAGACGTTGACTGAGGAAGGCCTGCGCAAACTGCTATCGGACGTTTGGAATCTCGGGCAAACGTACTGGCGTCAGGCAGATAGCGAGTTCGCATCCGATAACCGTCGGTCGGACGATACGTACAAGAAGTATCGCGCCATCGTCGACGAATCCTGCGAGAAGTTGGCGCACGCCGCCCGCCGCACCACGCCCGACAGGGAGGCGATAACGAAGCTTGCCGAGATCAACGGTCAGCTTCGCGAGCAGATCGAACGCTACCAAGCCGTCTGCGCTGCCGCATACCAGCTTGTTTGTGTGGTCGATGGACCATTGCGCTTTCTGGATGCATTGAGCAATGCGGCCAATGGCGAACCGATGAGCACGGAGGATGCGTTAAATCTGCTGCCGGTGACGCTGGACGAGTGCGATTCCTTCAGGGCCGCCCCACTAGCGATAAGGGAGGTGCGTGATGAAGGTCACGATCGACGATAACGTGACGGTACTTCCAGTCAAGCCACGTCCGAACCTTGGCGACGAACGTGTTTTCACCACCGTTCCAGTCCAGTCATGCTGGCATAAGCGCTACATCGTAGACGACACGCTGGATGAAGTGACTTGCGCCGACTGCAAAGAGAAGCTGAATCCGATGTGGGTTCTTAAGCAGCTAAGCCACGCCGAACACCGCTACCACGAACTGCACGCGCGCTACCACGACGAGCTGAAACGGCTCGGCGAGCGGTCGCGCACGAAATGCCAGCACTGCGGGAAAATGACGAGGATCAGCAAATCATGATCGACCAAGACAAGATGCGGGCGCTGGCGGCACATCTCCGGGGGCCTTTTGGCTATTGCACGGATCTATCTGAGGAAGCCGCCGACGCCATCGACCTCCTACTGGCAGAGGTGGAAGCCGCTGCGGCGGATAAGCGGAATGCCTTGGCGTTCCGCGATCTTATGGCGGCCGTTATTCGCAATATCAACCACGGCGAGTATAACCGGCCGTATCGCGGAATCGAGAATGCACCGGGTCATGCTCACGACATGCCGGGGATTTGGGATTCTGACAACGGTGCGAAAGCCGGAACACAATGCGCATGGTGCGCTACGTGGAATGCGGCTCGTGCCGCCCTCGCGCAACGACAGGGAGAAGGATCTTGACTACACGAACGAAAGAAGAAGAGCGCCTGATGAGCCAGATTGCGAATTTGGAGGCAGAGTTGAATCGAAAACGTGAACTCTTGCGCGAAGAACGAGAGCGGAACTGCGGCGTTCGGATTGGAGATATCGTTCTTTACCGCGGCGAAGAATACCGGGTCGCTGAGATCGATCCTCAACCGTATGGTGGAGCATGGGTAAGGGGTAATCCTAAGAAGAAGAACGGGGAGTTCGGTAACCAAATCCGAGCACTTTACAGCAGATGGACGCATACAAGTCGCCGCGCCCCTGCTAGTGAGGAAGAACAGAAATGACCAAATACGAAAAACTCGACGCGATGATCGCGACGCAGATCGACGATACTCCGCGCTCATTCACTCACCTGCGCGGATGCCGTGCGCTGATGGCCGAATGCGAACGGCACGACAAAGAAGCCGGGACCAAGCGATCGCCTTACGGCGTCGACAATTGGCGTGTTCTTGATCGTCGGCTCCATGCTCTGCGCAAAGCCGGCAAGATCAAGGCGACTGGCAAGGGATGGGTTCGTGCGGGGATTGAATCATGACCAGCCGCCGCGTCGAGCTAGCCATGACCACAAGGGGAAAATGATGAAAGCACTTCGAATGAAAGACATCGTCGACAAGGTCGGTCTCGGCCAATCGACGCTCTACCGCATGATCGCGGCCGGCACGTTTCCGAAACCGTTCGAACTCGTGCCGGGGCGCACGGCGTGGCTGGAGGAGGACATTGACGCGTGGCTGGCAGAAAAAGCCGGGAAGAAGTCGGCCGCTGAAAGGCCGGACGACAACAACGTCACGCAGCCGTCTGCGCAGACTATCGCGTAAATGGCATCACGATCGCGGTCTGACCCGCGCAGTACCGCGCCCAGTCCTCCATCATCCCGCGCCGGCGCTCGAGCATATCTCGGCGCCGGTATGCGGAAACGGTCGTCGACGAGATCGTGTGCGCGAGCGCCTGCTCGGCGAGTGAATCGGGATAGTCTGTGCAGTCCGCAATCCAATCCCGGAACGTTGAACGGAACCCATGCACCGTGATGTCGCTGCGGTCCATGCGGCGCAGCAACAGGAGCATCGCCATATTCGACAGCGGCCGCCCATCCTTGTATCCCGGGAACAGCCATCCCCACTTTGCCTTTGTCGCGATCTGCATGCGCACGAGCTCGACGGCTTCGTCGCACAGGGGCACGCGCAGCTCCTGCTCTGCTTTCATCCGGTCACCCGGAATTGTCCAGACGCGCGCATCGAGGTCGAACTCCTCAGGCCGCGCGAACAATACTTCATTCGTGCGCGTCGCCGTGAGGATCAGCAGACGCAGCGCCTGCGCGGCGCGCTTGGGGCGCTGGCGCAGCGCCGCGAAAAACGCGGGCATCTCCTCCCACGACAGCGCCGGGTGATGCTTCACGCTGTTGCGCTTCTTCACCCGCGGCAGCACGCGATCGAGGTGGTCGACGTAGCGCGCCGGGTTGTCGCCTGTCCGGTGGCCGAGCACCGTCTCGGCATCGAGGATCGCTTTCACGCGCCCGCGCACGCGCCGCGCCGTCTCGCCCTTCTTCATCCAGATCGGCTGCAGGATGCGCACGATCATTTCCGTGTCGATGTCGCGCACGTCGATATCGCCAATCACGGGATAGGCGTAGGCTTCCAGAGTGGATGTCCACTGCTTCGCATGTTTCGTGTTGCGCCAGCCCGACGCGCGATCGGCGATGAATGCCTCGGCTGCCTGCCTGAACGTCACTCCGGGCGCCCTCTCAGCGGCCCGCATGACCTGCGCGCGCCGCCGCGCAGCGATCGGATCGACGCCATGCTTCACGCTCGCGCGGCAGTCTGCCGCTACCTTGCGCGCCGCGGCGAGCGGCAACACCGACAGCGAGCCGAGGCCCATCTCCCGCGCGCGGCCGGCGAGCGAGAAGCGGTAGATCCATGACCGCGATCCGCTCGCGCTGATCTGCAAGTACAGGCCGCCGCCGTCCGCGTAATATCCCGGGTCAACGAGCTTGCCGATGCCGAGCGCGGTCAATCGATTCATCTGACGCGACGCCAT